ATTTGAAAACTTCCAAGAGTCGGATCAAAAAAATATATTTGTATTTAATACAAACAAAGAGTTAAGAGGATTTGCAGAATGGAATACGCCGGAAGAAACCTTAGAAAGTTTCAAATCTGATCTTTATTTTTTGGGACATGAAGAATATGAGGGTATCTTCGTAGAAGCTAAAGTTTCGGACAATGATATTATCATATCATTGGATTCTGATTATGGTTGGAGTAATAAAGAGTTAGAAGACTACATTAGTAAGAGAGAGAAAGATTTAGAGAAGTTCTTTAGAAATGTTCTAACTGAAATTTTAAACGATGATTATATTAAATTATATTCTATTGATGGTGAAAAAATAGATATTAAAAATGTAAAATAATTCTACATTTAATAAAACTAAAAAAACCACTCATTTTTGAGTGGTTTTTTATATTTAATTTTTATTAAAACTTTCTTTTGAATGTTCTGTTTTTGTAACTTTTAGATTCGCCAATTTTTTCAATATCTACTGCTTGTGCTTTAAGTGCTTGTGCTTCAGGATCTAAGCCAGTTTCAGTTTTATCTGGACCTTGTTCGAATTCACCTTGAGCTTGAGCTCTTCTTTGTGCTTGAGCTTGAGCTCTTCTTTCTTTTTTACCTTGAGCTTCTTTTTGTGCCTCTGGGTTATTAAGGTAAGCAACAACTTTTTCGATATCATCTGTTTTCAAATCAATATCATCAACTCTAAATTTACCAGTTTCTGATGGTTGATCAATTTTATGACCTTCGTAGTTGATTACATTTCCTGATACCGAAGTACCTAGTAATTCTGCCAATCCTGCTAATCCACCTTCTACTGCATCTAATTCATCACCATATGCTAATGGATTATCCTTTACACCTGGTTCTTCTGTAGGAATAACAGATGGCCTAGATGGTCTCGGTGTTGACGGAGTTTCTGTTGGTGCTGGAATTGTTTCAGGAGTAACACTTGGTCTTGAAGGAGTAGGTGCGTTCTCATTTGTTTTTACAAATTGATTATATTTTTTAATCATCTTTTTAGACTTATTTTTTTAGTATATATTAAAATATTTTTTCCTTTTTTACTCTTCTTCACTTGCTTTTGAATGTCGCCAATTATCTTTGACTCTATTTTAGTGTTTCTACTTCTTGTACTATTTTCCCAATTGACTACCCATGAAGGACTCGAATTTTATTGTCTTCATTATTCTTCGTTTTTATTTTCTAACTCACTGACTACATAGTCAATAAAGCTATCTAGTTCATATTCGTATCCTTCACAAAAGTCAAAAATGTCAAATTCATCTAAATTAAAAACACTTATAAAATCAGGTATTGTCATTTTAGTATTTGTATTATATATTATCTTACCTTCTAATCTACCACTAATACTTTTACCACCCTTTAATATTAAATCGGGACAGTTTAAAATTCCAAAGTAATGTTTTTCATTATTATGGTATTCTATATGGTCAAATTCGAATTTGAATAATCCTGAATCATCTTCAAAGAATCGTTCGCTTTCTATTTTATTTAATTCTTGGTGTACGTTTTCTTCACCGCCATATTTGTGTGCATCTAAGAAATCTTTTTCTAAATTGGAAAGTGACTTAATACCATGTTTTGATATTTTATCTAAAATATCATCGACTCTTTGTGCGGTTGTATATCCTTCGTATCTCATCAAGTGTTTCATAATTTTCATTGGTTTATATATTATTTTTGAGAAACTTTTTTTTTATAAAATCGTCGTTTTCCAATTGTTTTGATAATCCGTCTCTATAATCTTTTTCTTTACTGCCTCATAAACTGGTATAAGATTACCTGAGGTTTGATATATAGCAATATTATTTTTTTGATATTTTTCTGAATTGAAATCTTCTGGATCTTTATTATAAAGTATAGAGTCTATTTTATTTTCTCGATCACGAGTCTTTATAACATCAACATAACTATCTATAAAGAATATTATAAAACCATCTTCTACTTTGTGATTTTTAATCATATCAAAATCTATTCCTTCATAGAAATAAGTGGTTACATCATTTATTTCTATCTTTTCAATCAAAGTCAAATCCATCAAATAAATCATCTATTTTTTTATCTCTAAAAGAACCTTTTTGTTTACCTTCAAATTCTTCATCTTTTTCGAATTTATTTTTAAATTCTTCAAATGCTGTTCTTGATATTTTAGAAAGTGCCATAGCACCGGTTGATATTTTACCTTCATTTAATTTGTCTGTTAGATAACTTACAAACATTGGATATAGTTTTTCATTTTTCATAGAATATATATCCAATAAGTACTTTCCGAAAATAATTTATTTATATATACACTATGATAAAAGATTTAAGTTTAGGACCAGTTTTCACAAGTAAGTATGGTGATGTGAATTCAATAAATTGGTTGAATGGAATCATCAAAAAGTATATTGCAGAGGTTTATAGACCTTTTGGATATTATTATGGATGTCCTAATAAAGACATTGATGTGGATGGTAGAAAAATAAATACAGAATATATTGCGAAGATGGTGAATAATTATACCGTTTTCAAAGGTATAATAGAGAAAGTTGGTATAACGACTGAGGAAGAATTTTATGATTATATGACTAATAATTTATTTGATGTGTATAACTACAAAGGTCTTTACTTTGATGAAAAGACTTTACCAATTCTTATAGCAACCACCAGAAGAGGTAATAAAGGTGAACAAGATTCTTTAATTTTCTTTAAAAATGAATTACTTAAAAAGGGTATTCAATGTGTAATGATATCACCTACACCAGAAGAAGATTTATCAGGTATAGATGGTAAATTCATTTGGAATGGTAAAGAATTGACTATACAAGTAAAGCCTTATGATAATATTATGGAGAATGATGGTTTAGTGAGTGCGTACTCTCAAGGGTCGTTATCACTTAAAATAGTAGGATCTAGTAAAAATGTAGATTATTTAGTATTATATAAACTAGAAAAAAATAGCTTTATTATTGTTCGTTCAAGTAATACTACTGTACAAGGTAATCTATTTAAATTCCCAAAAGATAAGATAATTTCAATGAAATAAAAAAGTCACTCATTCTGAGTGACTTTTTTATATTTTCTAAAGTTTATATACCTCCAAAGCCATTGAATATATCCATTACGACTGACAATCTCTCAGTTATTTCTGGCATTCCCAACGGTTCGATAATCTTATTTATCGGTGCCAAAATACACTTAGCGAATTGAATATCATAATTTATTTCAGGTGCAATCTCAATAGGATAAGAACCTCTGATATATGCAAATATATCACCGTTATGTGTATCTTTACAATAATAATATTTTATCTTTGTTCCTGATTTTATAAACTCATATTTTGTTTGTAATAGTTTATTTTGATTTAATAAGTAATTATGATAAGCACTTGCCTTAACTGCAAAGTGTGCTCCATTTACAAACTTTAATGGTAATGATTTATCGTCAATTACTTTAGCATCATAGTTCGAACAAGAAGATTGCATCGCGATATCGTCGATATCTGCTAACTCAAATTCTTTACGTAATGCTTTTATGAGTTTAAGTAAATCTTTGATGTTGAATGTATTTGAATTCTCAAATAAATATTTAACAATATTGATAATTTTCTCCCTAGCGAAAAGTGGTGTTGATGATCTAACAAGTTCCACTCCTTTTGGGTATAAGTATGATAATCTTTCATAAGGTATACCATCTTCAAAAGAAACATGTTGTATGTATTTCTTCTTAGCCAGAGATATAATAGATTCTGATATTCTTTCTAACTCAAAATCTTCTTTATTATCTACTCCAAATCCTGCAGCATAATCTTCTAAACACTGTTTGAAATATCCACCATATCTGTAATGGTCCATTCCGTGTATATAGTCTACTTCTCTTGACCAGTTCCATTTTACATCACAGGTAAGAGAACCACTTGAAACTAAGTTCATAAAATCTCTATCTTTTATGAATAAACCATCTACAATTACCATTTCATAGTCCATTGTTAAAAGCTTTTCAAAGTCATTATAGTTTTCTGCACCACCAAGATAATTTGGATTATCAGTATTGATTTTTTTTGGTGATAAAACGATAAATTTCTTATCAATCTCACTTAATGATTTTGGATTTAGAAATAAATTCTCCCATTCTGAATGTTCTATTGCAGGTAGGAATGATACAAATAAAGAATCGGTATCTGCATATATTGATACTGCTTCATTATTATTTATCTGTGTAACATTTCTAATACAAAGATTTTTATGGAATTCTTCATCTAAATGCCATTGATTATACCAATAATCTTCATTTACCATATCCATAGTTTTTGTTAAATCCCTTCCTTGTGCTGTAATTGTGCCTGCAACATGATTATTATATAATATGAAGTAGGCTGTCGCGAATGCTCCGTAAGAGCCGTTCAGTACTAATTTTAGTCTTTTTGCCCCCAGTAAAAAATACCGGGGGCTAAACAAGAGCGAGCTGAAGTGCGTTGTAGTATTCCGCTTCCTTCTTTAGCTCGCTCGCTTGTTTTTTTAAAGACTCGATTTTTGATATTTTATCTTCTCGTGTCATATAATTTATATACTTTTTATTAAATAAGTTCTAAATGGAACTTATACTATTTGATATATATTTAAAATAGTATTATTTATATGGTAAAGGAGAAAGAAGTTTTAATTAAAATAAACATTAGAAATAGAGTTCATTTTGAAAGATTGGGGTATTCTATTGATGATGAGATATATGTTTCGGTTGTTGATTTGTTACCTGGTTCTAAATTTAAAGTCACTGCAATTTGTAAAATTTGTGAATCAGAAAATATACTACCATATAGTAAATATCTGGTAAATAAAAACAGAAATGGTAAAAATTACTATTCTTGCTTTCGTTGTAAAACACATGTTAAGGAAAAAACTTGTATGGAAAGATATGGTGTAAAATCATATTCAATGACTAATGAATTTAGGGTATCAGAAAGTATAAAATGGAGAGGTATTAAAAAGGGTGGAGATAAAGGTGAAAAAACAATGTTGGAAAGGTATGGTGTAACATCATATTTTAAAACCGATAAGAGTAAAGAATATAATAGTAAATGGATGTCATCTGATGAGTTTAAAGAGAAGTCTAAGAGGACGATGTTGGAAAGATATGGAGTAGATCACTATTCAAAATCAAGTAAATTCAAAGAGTATATATCCTTAAATAAGGATCATATAGTTAATAAAATTAAAGAAACGTTTATTAATAAATATGGTGTGGATAACGCATTTAAATTAGGAAGTTATAAAAAGAAAATGTTAGATTGTAGAGATAGTATTGAATGTAGTAAAAGGGAAACTTGTATGGAAAGGTATGGTGTGGATAATGTATCAAAAGTGGATATTATTAAAGAAAAGAGGAAAAAAACATTATTAGGTAATGGTCAAATTGTACCGGATGATAAAATAACCTCCTGGGAACTTTATAAAAAAAATGTTAGAAATATGACTAAACGGAATAAAAAAATACTATATGAAGTATGGAACGGATTTGACTATTATGATAATGAATTTATTAAAGGTTATCTATCTCATACACATACACACCGGTTTTATCCGACGATTGATCATAAAACTTCGGTATATTTTGGGTTTATAAATAAAATAGATCCAAATATAATTGGATCTATTGAAAATTTATGCATAACCAAAAGGTTCATAAATTCAACTAAATCTAAAATGTGTGAAGAAGAGTTTTTAAAAATATTAAAGTCTTAAATCACTCATCTTCTTCTTCAAAGTCTTGTTCAAAGCTCAACATTAAATTTGAGTCTTCATGTTTTACTAACATAAAGTTATCAAATATATGAAATTTAACATCACCGGAATCATTTACACATGATAGAAATTTCTTATTAAGTATTAGATTAGAATTTCTTTCATCATCTATTTTATCTATCTCAAGTTCCCATGCCGATGTTTCTGATACAACAACTTTACCGGAACTTACACCAATTTGTAATATCTTATCACCATTTATATTAGATAGTTTTTTTATATCTGTGAAATCATCTTTACTTATATTGAATGACCATCTACTATTTTTAATATTAAGACCTTGGTTTAGTTTACTTAAACTCATGTCTTTTATTTCATAATGTTCACCACCAATCCAATTGACTTTTAGTTTACCACCAACGATTTGTAATGCTCTTGCATCCATTATATCTTCATCATCTTGTGATTCTTTATGTGTTATTTCAATAGTGACTTTCTCATTATCTTTTAAAAAATTTAAATTTTTAACAAATTTCTTTGCATTTAGGATAATAATATCTATACCATATTCTAAGTCTTCTTTTATTTCAAATAGATCGTTAGTTTTTATAATGTAATTTTTAAATGCTAGAATTGTTGCTTTCCCTAGAATAGAATACATCATAATATTCTCACTATCTATCTTAATTTTAATATTATCAGATATCTTAGTAAGGTCTTCTAACTTAGATATAAACTCTGAAAATTTTTCTGATTTTATTCTAAATTTATCTTTTCCTGATTTTGCCATAAGTAAATTTTATTTCTACACATGATATAAAGAAAGTCAAATTTTGTTTATTTTTTTTAATATATAACTTATGATTAAAAAATATAACCAATTTATAAGAGAGTTTATTGAAACAACTGGCTTTGTTGATACCAAGATGCAAGAATTAAAGGATCTAATAGATGGTGTGTCCGATGGGGAGAACATTATATATGAGTGGGAGAATAAAGAGGATCATCAATTATTAGTAAACTTTACAACTGGTGAACTTTCACTTAGATATGAATTTGATATAGATGATTTAAATGTAACTAAGATTGCAGGTGACACCGTGGACTTCAAAACTGATGTAGAATCTATAGAAGAAGGATTGGATCTAATAGAGAAAGATATTCAGTCTATATTAGGTATTGATGAAAAAGGTAAAATACCAAAGAAGTATCTTACTAGAAAACCAAAGGCTATGAAAAAGGAAATTGAGAAATTCAAAGGTAAGAAAGAATATAAAAAGGATTGGGAAGCAGACTACGACAAAAGAAGTGGTAAAAGGATAAAGACTAAAAAGTCGAGTTCGACTAAGGCGTACCAAAAAATGTTTGGCAAAAAATAAATGATCATATGAAATATATTAAAAAATATAACGAATTGATAAAAGAAAATACTAATCAATCAGAAATTAAAGAATTAGATTCTAATATATTAGATATCTATAATAAAATTTATAAAGAACAATTACTTAAATGTATTAAACATTCTATAAAATATAATTTAGGTAGAAATTATAATGAAAAACATGATGCGATTGGTCTAACATATTATAAAATAAAAGAGCTTTATTCTGATAATAAAGAATTGGTTGAATATGCATATAAAAGGTTTTTAAAATAAATCATTGTAATATGAAAAATATATTAACATTCGAATCATTTTCAGAAGAAGTTGATTATGAAAAATACTTCTATTTAGTAGAAGATATACTTATACTTGAAGAGGTCACTGCGGGTTCAATTGATAATCCCGATTCAAAAGCTGGTAAAATGATTAAAAACAAATCAAAACAGAGTGGGATTCCGGTTGGAATTCTTAAAAAGGTTTATAAAAAAGGCCAAGCTGCCTGGAATTCTGGTCATCGTCCAGGGACACCACAACAAGCCTGGGCAACTGGTCGTGTAAATAGTTTTATTACTGGGTCTGGTGGTGCAAGAAAAGCTGATGCTGATTTATGGAAAAAGGCAAAGGCAGCTAAAGCAAAAAAGAAAAAGAAATAGATATGAAATATTTAAAATTATATGAAAACTTTGATAACTTAAAAAAGGAAGTTATTGATTTTATAGAGAAAAACTATGATGAGGTGAAAACTGCAGAAATGTTCGATGATGAAATTTTTAGTAGTAACTGGGTAGATAATGATTGGGATGAAGATGGTGAATATGAATCAGAATATGATTGGTATGTTGATCATGGAAGAGGTGAAGTAGAGTATGCGGTTATCGAGACCATCAAGGCTGACATTATTAGTAAAATACCTGGTTCTGAAAAATTAGATTTACATGATATTATTGTGGATCTTAGAGATTTATTAAATACATATTGAAATATGAAAAGCCACTCAAATGAGTGGCTTTTTCTTTATACGTTATATTTAAAGTTATGATTCTCTTCTATATTAAGAAGTGTTTGATAAATCAACTTAATAACATTCTTAACATCTTCTTTATGTACGGTCTCCACCGTAGTATGCATGTAACGAAGTGGTAATGAAATCAATACAGAAGGAACTCCACCATTTGAATATGCGAATGCGTCTGTATCTGTTCCTGTGGATGTTGAACTGGCTGCTAACTGGAAAGGAATTTTATTTTTATCTGCAACATCCAGTACTAATTTTCTTAGTTTGTTATGAACAGCTGGTGCTCTTGTGATAACACCACCATTACCTGCAATAAATTCACCTTCTTTACTTGGAGTATAACAAGGTGATGATGTTTCATGACAAACATCTGTAATTATCGCTACATTTGGTTTAATTGTTTGTGTAATCATTTGTGCACCTCTTAGTCCAATTTCTTCTTGAACAGAATTTACTATATAAAGTTTGAATGGTAATTCTTTACCTTTCTCTTTTAGCTTTCTGGCAACTTCTGCAATCATGAATCCACCGATTCTATTATCTAGTGCTCTTCCTGTGTAGTAATCAGTTCCAAGTTTCATAAATTGATCTTTGAAAGTAATTACGGTACCAATATTGATACCCATTTGTATAACTTCTTCCTTACTTGATGCACCAACATCAATAAAGATAGAATCTAAATCCGCTTCTTTCTTTCTATAAGAAATATGAATTGCTGGGTGTCCAAAGATACCATCTACTGGACCTTTATCACCCCAAAGTGTAACTCTCATAGATGGTGCGATTGTCGCATCTGATCCACCATTTCTAATTACTTTGATATAACCTTTTGAGTCAATGTGGTTTACCATCCAACTGATTTCATCGCAATGTGCTTCAATTACTACTTTAAAGTCTGAGTCCATATTACCCATAACACCATATGCGGTTCCATAGTTATCTAGTTCTACTTTATCAACATATTTAGAGATGTGATCCATCCACATTTTCTGACCACCCAATTCGTATTCGAATCCAGTTGGTGCATTACTATTTAGGTACTTTTCTAAAAATTTTTCGTCTATTTTCATTTATTTAAGTTTAAGTTTACTTTATTTTATATGTATTTTTTTAATTTTGTTTACTGAACAAATAGTATTGTATAATATATAAACAGAGTAAACTTAAATTATAATGAAATTTAGATTAAAAGAAGATTGGTATATTTATAACTTTTTTGATAAAGTAAAAATCTATGATAAGGGAGAAGTATTTTTACCTGACGATGATGGTAGATATATGATGAAGGATTTTGATGGTAAAGAAATGTTCCTAAGGTTTGATGATATGTTAAGTGTTAAAGGTATTGGTGAAGATGGTTTACCTGGAGAACCAATATTTGAGGTAATTGATGAACAAGAGATTGAGTTACTTGTTGAGGAAGTTCCTGAGGATAAAGATAATGAGATAAAGAACTGGCGAATACAGTTGGATGTTAAAACATCTTTGAAAAATCTTAAAAAGATAGAAATTTTTATTAAAGAAAATATTAAAGAAATGTTATGAATATAAATACTGCGAATGTGAGTTATTCTTCCATAGTACAAATAGGGGAAAATATAACCAAAATTGAAAAAGAAACTGGTGAAAAATATCTAAAACTACACCGAGGTGTAATGGATGTTACTACATTAGATATTGATTCTTTAAAATTGGATCTTAATCTAAATAATACAAAGACTCAACAATATAGTGGTAATGATGGTAGTTTAGAATTGATTGATACTATAAAAGAAGAGTTTGGTTTAGAAGGTCATGTCGTTATGACACCTGGTGGAATGGCAGGTTTAGATTTGATTATAAACTCTTTAGGTGACCAAACTATCTGGATCCCTAACTATCATTGGGGTTCTTGGAATAAGATACTTACAACACATGGAAAGGATATTAAAACATTTGATGATCTTAACATTGATGATTTCATGCCTAAAGATGGTGTGGTTATGCTTTGTTATCCATCAAACCCTACTGGTTATTGTCCAGATTCTGAGATTATTAAAAGTTTCCTTATAAGAGCTAGAGAAGCGGGTGTTACGGTTATATTAGATTTACCATATTACTATCTTTTTAATGATGTAAATGATGGTTTATCTGATTTCTTTTTTGATAATGTTATTTTAGTATCTTCTTTTTCTAAATCTATTGGTCTTTCAGGATATCGAGTTGGATTTATATCAACTAAAAATGAAGAATTGTATCAGACACTTAGAATAAGGTCATTATATAAATATAATTCAATTTCAAATTTACCACAATTTATAATAAATGAACTTCTTAAAGAAAAGACTGCTATAACTGAATATAGAAAGAAGACTGTTGATAGTATCAAAAAAAATATAATGGTTCTTGAGATGCACGGACTTCTATTTGATGAATATCCAGTATTACCAACTGGTCCATTTGCGGTTGTAAATGTTTCATATGATGAATTATTGAAATATAAAATATCTAGTGTACCTTTAAGTAAGTTTACTTTGAATAAACAACTGAAACATGAAAATTGTAGTAGGATATCGGTGGCGGTTGATCATAAAGTGTTCTGGGAGTATTTTGAGAAAATGTTTGTAAATGAAAAAACCACTTTTTAAGTGGTTTTTTTTATATATAGTATATGAAGCATTTAAAATCTTATAAGTTATTTGAAAATTTGGGATCGCTACCAGTTAAGAGATTTCCTACTGGTCCGGCAATTCATTTTAATTATTTAGAGGGTATACTAAAATCGGCTGGTATCGATATGTATAGAGATTCGAACTGATGGAACGTTTATAAAGGAATAACATACGAGGGTATGACATCGTTTTAATGTGCTATACACGTTGTTAGCCACAGTAATTTAACAGATAAAATTAAATAGAATTAAATAGAATGAAATACTTAGGAAGTAAAAATAGAATAGCAAAACACATATTACCATTAATGCTTGAAGGTAGAACCAATGAAACTTGGGTAGAGCCTTTTGTTGGGGGTGCTAATATTATTGATAAAGTAAAAGGGAATAGAATAGGTGCAGACAAGAATGATTATTTGATACATCTATTTAAGTCATTACAGAAAGGATACGAGCCACCTAAAGAAGTTAGTAAAGATTTCTTTTTTGAAGTTAAGGCAAATGAAGATAAGTACCCTAAAGAGTTGTATGCTTATTTAGGTTTTGGATTAACTTTTGGTTGTGAATGGTGGGGCAGTTTTAGAAGGGATAATACAGGTAAAAGAAAATATGACTTAGAAGCATATAATAATGTGATGAAACAAGACTTAAACGGTATTAATTTTATTTGTAGTGACTATAAAGATTTAGAGGTACCTAAAAATAGTATAATTTACTGCGACCCACCATACGAAGGTGTTAGAAAATATATCGGATTTAAGGATTTTAACCACAATGATTTTTGGGAATGGTGTAGAATTAAGACAAAGGAAGGTCATAAGGTTTTTATTTCTGAATATAATGCTCCAATAGACTTTAAATGTATTTGGGAGAAAGAAATATCTGCAAGTGCAAATAACTCTATAAAAAACGGACAAGGTAAAAAAGCAACTGAGAAGCTATTTATGTATTGTGGCTAACAACCATATATACGTACTTTAACTAAAAATTAGATTATTATAAAGAAATTTAAAAAAAATAGTAAAATTATGAAAAATTTGAAAAAATTTGAGTCATTTAACCCATATGATGATGAACCATTGACAAGAGGTGAAGAGATGTTTGGTAAAAAAACAAGATTAGAAAAACAATTTTCTAAAATAGTTGTGAAAGGATTGATAGATGATGATACTGGATATTGGTCAACATTCAATGCACTTAAAATTGAATTAAAGGATGAATGTGATGAAGTCACATTTAAAGAACTACAAACAAGAGTTGTTGAAGATGAAAATCCAACAGAAGTTATGAATGATATTTGTTCAAGAATTGAACAAAATTCTGAAATAAAAAGATTATTGAAAAAGTTAAACTCTTTTTAAGAGAGAACCACTCATAAAGAGTGGTTTTTTTATTTGAATCTATTTACGTCTTTTGTTGTTGTCTCTTGTTTACATATTATCTACCTAAATAGTTCATAAGTTCAATCATATTCTTTATTGCAAATCCGAAAGATTCAAGGTTTTTAACAGTATCTCGTAAGAATGTTATATAAGATTCTATTAGTTCGATACATCTATCATTTTCTGCAATATGTGCATCTATTAGAATCGCCTTTTCACCGGTGTTAGTCTTTACTTGAAAACCGATTGCATAGAATACAAACTTATCTTGTCTTAATTTTTTAATTTTTGTTGTTTCCTTACTCCTTTTATTTAGAAAAAAGTTTATATTTTCATTTATTTGTTGTCTAAATGATAAAGCGGTTGCTTGTGCATCTAATATAACACCTGAATTTGATGGATTAGATAAATCAACGGTAAGTGATTTGAATAGTGGCTCTACTTGTTTATTCCATTCTGCACGTTTATCATTGAATAATTCTTCCAATCTATCATTGGTTTCTTTAGTCTTTTGTATTCTGTCTAGTTCTTCTTGATTATAAAGATTCATCTTTTTCATCGAATATTTTTTTCATCTTCCATTCTCTATGGATATCTTTATTATGACAACTTGATAATGTCTGTTCGACCATCATTTTGAAATTACTTTTTATATTACTATTTATATAATCTTCTATTATACAACACCACTTTTCTAAAAGGACTTTATCCTCTATTGTAATGTCAGATATATCTGTATTATCAGATGAGAAAACGATTGCCGAGTTCCTATTATCAAAATGAATGGACATTCTTCCTGAGAGAGAACCCCAATGTATATTGTTGTTTGTTTTAGGTTCTTCATCAATATCAAAACTTATCCAGTAATTCTTATAACCATACTTTAGTTCTTTCTGTATCGTCACACGCTCATCATCTTTATGTTTCATCAAAAACGTAATGAACTCATCTATTTCTTCTCTCATAGTTCGGATATTTGTTTTTTACCTTATTCTATCAAAATATATGATGAATGTTTACAAAAAATCCTCTCGATTTGAGAGGATTTTTGTTATTTTATGTCTTTTGATTCAATCAGTGTATATGTGAAAGAATTTCCGTGTAGCTTTGATGCTTTTTTACAAATTTTCATGAACTCATCAAAATCTTTAACTCTTTTAAAAACTGAACAACCTTCTGACCAGTTTTCAACCCAAGTAGAATCTCTTCCTGCTTTATGAATATTAATACCAAACATACCAGTATTAGTTTTAGTTTCGTCATATACTAAATCTCGGTTAGCATCTCTATAAACTGTAACTGATTTTAATCTTTGACATAATGCATCATATTTACCTTGATGTTTAGAAATAGTATACGTTCCTCTGTATTGATTAGGTACTAATCTAGCTACTCCTGCTTTGTTATGAAATTGTTGAACGCCTTTTTTACCTGGATCTGTTGTTGCTGCCCAAATGAAAAACTTCCATTCACCATTTTCTTTGAATGATACTGTAAGGTGGTCATCAAAAACATTAGTTACTTTTTCCCCTGTTGATGAGTTTCTTACTCCAACGATATTTACATCGTATCCTTTGTTTGCATCATCCGCAAACCATACGTAGCCTTTTGATTTTACGGCTGCTTCGATTTGTTCTCTTGTATAAGACATACTTTTTTATTTAATTTTTTAATCAATATGGTGGTTCGCCTTGTTCTGTTGCTATACCATTCCATCTTTTAACGTGATTATCGCCTAATGGTTTTTTAGTTTCTTCGGATCCAGCTAAAAAGTTAAATACTTCTTCTACATCATCTTTAGATGTGGCGATGTGATCTACAGCCCAGTTGTGTCCGTTCGTAAGCATAGCGTCAACTTCTGCCTCATCCATTTCTAACATCTTATCTACCAATCTTTTGATTGTTTTAAGGTTTCCAAAGAACATATAGTTTTGTGTACCACCATCATGATTCTCATTAAATGAACTAAATTTTTTTATACTCATATCTTTTTTTTATTTTTTTATATTTTTTTATCAAATAGATAAAGGTCGTATAAGGTGTTTCCCTTTACGTTCTTTATATTTTTAAGAACTTGTCCTGTAACTGAGTCTAAAACTTTGAAGACTCCTACTTGTGTTCCTTTATCTGATTGAATTTTAACCGTATTTCCTGGTTGTCCTAATGCACCCAGAACTGCAACGTATTTATTACCATAAACACTTTTAAGGAAAGAAACTCTTAATGTACTTGTATCTTTAATATTATTGATATAAGAATTATCCATAACTTTTGTTAGGTCTAATTGACTTTCAGTATCTGTTACAATTATGGTTGCGAATTTTCTATCATCACCTAAGGTAACTTCTTCTCTATTTTGGATTTTGTTTTGATTGACCAGGCTTTGTTGATTTCTTCTAATCTCACTAAAATCTGCTTTTGCTATAATACCACCACGCATTCCTTTATCATTCATATTATAACCATTTGGGGCTAATCTGTAGAACGAACCAGTAAAAGTCATAGAAAGTATTCTATCTGTTCTAAAAAGCCTCCATATCTTATTTATGTGTCTTTTTTGTGACACTGACCATCCATTAAGATGCCACCCTCTAAGTAAAGTCTTTCCTTTTGAAGACCTTCCTAAAACCATTGGATAAATTACTCTTTCATGGCCGGCAAAGTGACTATCTTCTTCACCTTTATAATTAAGTAGGAATATCATTCCATACTTAATTGCCTTTATCATAGTCTGTTCATTGTACTTTATAGGTTCGTTGATAGGTATATTAGCAATATCTTTTACATTTTTTAATGAGAATCTAGGTATAAACTCATTATCTTCTATAAGTTCATATCTTTCTTTGATAACAAATTCAACTGGTTTGTTATTATAATATGCTTTTGTTTGTGCTAGATTCATAAAATATATATTATTTATTCAGTATATATTATTTTTCGGTAGTGTAAAATAAAAGATATTTATTTTAATATATAAAGAACAATATAAATTATAATTATGTCAATAAGAAACAGTGATGATGCTAACAGATACTACCAATTATTAAATGAATTAGTAGATGAATATATGGAGAAAGGTAAAATAAGGCCTTCTAATCTTAGAAGATATCTTGAACCAGGTAGTGAAAGATTCAAAAAGTTTCTAATTAGAAATAAATTAAATGAAATAACTGGAATTGATAGAGTTCTTTCTGATGTTATAGAGGATAGAGTAAGTATGGAATCTGATGGTGTTCTTACTTTTGAAAGTTTTAAATTCTTTGAATCTGATGAATTTAAAACATCTAGTTTAAAGCAGTGTATTTATAAGGATTTGGAAAAGGCTGATATAGGAATGGAAAAGGCACTTGCGGATTTTTTTGATACAAATCTTGGATCTATAGATGTTGTTGATTCTGATAAACATATATTCTATATAGAAGATGTTGAAAATGATGTGGTGTGTTTATCTGAAGAAGATATTGAGTTAATAAAGGAAAATATGTGTGACTACCTTTGCACAGAACTTAAGAAGAAAGAAATAGAACTTATAGATAATTCTATAGGAAATCTTAGTATAAACTTAGGTGAATTTATAGAAAGTCAAGATGGTTATCAAGGGAGTGATAATACTATTTATAATTCATTTAAATCAACAATAATGAAAAAACTTGAAAATGGTGTTCTAGAGGACATAATAGAAAATCTAATTGGTGATGATTTCAATGGTGATGTAAAAGTAGGTAAGATAAGAAATTACCAGATATTTTATTGGGGTTAGTAGTAAAAACATGCAACATCATGATATACTAATACTATAATTGAATTTGGTTTTTCTTAATTTGTATATAAAAAATTAAACTGTAAATATGTTATTAAAAATTGGATCATCTGGAGAAGGTGTTAAAAAATTACAAAGAGCTTTAGGATTAAAAGATGATGGTGACTTTGGTCCTATGACTGAAAATGCTGTTAAGAAATGGCAATCCGAAAATGGATTAAATGATGATGGATTGGTTGGTAAAAAAACTTGGGCCAAATTATTCCCTAGTGAAGTTTATACTCTACCAGATAGTAATTTTAAATTGGAAAAATTGAAAGGTCATATACCTGATTCTGTAATAGTTCAGATACCTGAAGTTGCAGAGAAGTTTAATATTACTAATTCTTTAAGATTAGCACACTTTTTATCACAATGTGGTCACGAATCTGGTAATTTTAGAGCGGTTAAAGAGAATTTGAATTATTCTTCTAAAGGGTTACAAGCAATATTCGGGAAATATTTTCCTGGTAATTTAGAAGATTCATATGCAAGACAACCAGAAAAAATAGGTTCTCGTGTTTATGCAAATAGAATGGGTAATGGTAATGAAGCATCAGGTGAGGGATTTAAATTTCGTGGAAGAGGTTATATTCAATTAACTGGTAAAAATAATTACGATGCATTTAGTAAGTTTATTGGTGAAGATTGTGTTTCTAACCCTGATTTAGTTTCAACTAAATATCCTTTGGCATCAGCAGCATTCTTTTTCGATAAAAATAATTTATGGTCTACTTGTGATTTAGGTTCAAGTGATGATGTTGTTACTAAAGTAACTAGAAGAGTAAACGGAGGAACCAATGGACTTGAGGATCGAATCAAACATTTTAAAGAATTCTTTAATTTATTGAAATAAATAAACTAAAAAGAGAGCCAAAAAGCTCTCTTTTTTTATGATAATATATCTTCGATTTTAGCATCCCTGATTAGAATCTTTGATAGATTAGTAGAATACTTATCAATTGATTCAAATATATCTTTCTTTGAGAAGAATCCGTTATATATTGTTTTTAATTCATTTTCATTCTGAATCATAATTTTTAAAAATAAGTTAGGTTGTAATCTGATGATAAATTTTTCAATATCATCATCTTCTCTTAACTCTAAGATATAAGATTGTTCCATTTCGGGACCAAGGTTAAATTCTGATGGTAAAAATCCTAAATTTTTAATAAAATTAGTTACTAAAGAGTATTTCTTATAACGACATTTTAATTTAGTCTCTGTATCATAATATGAAAATCTAGATGGCATTCTATCAAACTCTTTAATTGTTCCTATATGATATACTTCACTTTCTAATATTTCCGATAAGAGAGAATCTCTTTTATCTTCTTTATCGTAAATATTATTTCTTTTTATGTAGTGTGATAGTTTCGTATCGAATAAAAAGTGTATTTCACCTGTATCTTTGCTTCTTTTCTCACATTCATCAATAAAGTATTGATCTATTTCAGATTTTTCATAAGTAAAGTTTTCTTCTTTATTCATAAAAGTTGGTAATTTTTTTCATGGTCAAATCTTTCTTTTGAAAAATCTAATAATATTTTACATTTTTCAAACTCTTCAATACCCTCAAAATAGAATATGATTCTATCAATAAAATCTTTGTCATATGGTTTTAAATTTGAGTCATAGTATTTACCAAGAGATATTCTTTCGAAGGTGTTATTCATTAAATAGCCGTAACTATGTATAACAATTTTATCTATCATTTCCATCATTTATTACTCTGTGTTTTTAAAAAAATTAATTCTTCTTTTGTTAGTTTATCCATACCAACTTTATTTATTTTATCTAAAATAATGTCAATATCTAATCTTTTTTCATTTTCTTCAATTATTTCTTCAATATCAGATATTTCCTTTTTATTGAATTTAGTCATATCTATTTTTGGATATTTATCTTCGAATTCTTTTAATTTTGAATCAAGTTCAACTCTAGAAATTGTTACACCTAGTATATCAACTACATCATTTATTTCACTACCAAATTTTTCATGAATCTTATTCATTAGATTATCATTAAAGTCTTTTTCTAATAAATCGGATGTATAGATGCATTTATTATCTTTAAAAATACAAACCATTTCTTTGTCCATTAAATAAACAATATTTACCGAGCCGATTATATTTAAATCGGTCTCTAAAATTACGGTTTGATTAACTCTACTTAAAAAAGTTACTCTAGATTTAGATAGTTTTTTAAGTAAGTCATTAAATTTTTCCTTAGTTTCTTTTAATATTTTTATATCATTTCTATTTTTTTTTAAAATATCGATTTTAATCTTAAAAATGAAACCTAGTATAAAAAATAAAGTTGGTATAATTATATCTGTAATATTCATAGTTATATGTTATATATATTTTTCCTTATTTTGATTAGTAAATCATTTAAAAAATTTTCATCCACCTTATCAGGGAGATTAGATTTTTCGAAAATTTCATCAATTTCAAGTATTTCTTTCTCAACTTGATCGATAAGAGTTTGTAAATCAATCTTACCTTTTCTGATGTCTATAAGTTCTTTTGCATTCTCTCTATATACATTTATGCCTTTACCTTCTCCGATCTCTCTCGCCATATCCATCAGTCTTCGAGAATGCATCATATTCTTCCCATCGATTTTTTGACCGTGAGATTTAACATCAACCCATCTTGCATCATTTTTATTATCTAACCAATCTTGATAAGATTTGAAATCTTTACAGTGTTCGGAATAACCATCTTTGTTATAAACAATATTACATATTGGTGTTTCACCTTTTGGGATAGAAGATAATCTAAGTGCATTCGATTCTGCAACGTTAACACCTTCACCGGTTTTAACTAAACCTTTGTAACCAAAACCTAATGTTAGATTAGATTCGGTTCTTAAAATCTTAGCAGATTCTCTTAAATTATATGGTACCGACTCACTGAAACAATTATAAGAAATCTTATCAAAATAAACAGCATATAGATCTCTAGCATTTGGAACATTTACAACACCACAAAACTTTTCTTCAAAGCCCTTATCAGAGTTCCATTTTTTCCAAGGAATAGATTTAGATCCATCAATAACATAAACAAAATCAAGTATATCTTTACGAGTTATTTTATCTTTCTCCCAGTTTTGTTTTTTGTTTTGACCTTTTGCCTTTTTTATTTGCATTTTCCCATAACCTCCGAAAGATTTTCCACAAACCTTAGTGATGAATTTATCTCGGTTTTCTAATATAAGATCGAAAATCGGATCTTTATAGATTATACAATCTTCGGGTGTGTTAAGTAGTTCTAGAACGGTTGGATTATTAGTACCTAGTAATTGTAAAAATCTTTTAATTTCATAAATAACAATATCATTGCTATCATCATTTATTTGTTCTTTGTAATTGAATCCAAGTATATCTTCTTTAGATTGTATGAATACACCTGCATAATCAGTATCGGATGTTTCGATATTAGTACCATATGCATGAGATCCTCTTATTACTAATAATAAGGGTTTAGCACCTGGTGATTTTTCTTCTATTAATTTTAATAAATCTTCTTTCATATATTATTTTCTACAAATATACTAAAAAAGTAAGTAAATAAAAATAAAGCACCAAGGAAATTTAATATATAACAAAAAAGAAGAATTACATGGCCACACAGAGTTACAATACCGGTAATGATTTATATGATTTATATGGAAATCCAAATGTTGTTGCAGATTATAGGTTTATAACTGATTTACTGGATAATATTCCGGACAATACCGCGAATTTAATTGATGCGAGTGATGTTAGAGATGCGGTTTGGACTCTTTGGAGTAGACTTGATGAAGTTATTATTGGTTTATCATCTTCAGGTACATTTTCTGCTAATGTTAACTATGATAGAACTAGATTATCTAGTGCACCGGCTGTTGGTGGCGTACCAACTGGCTCTACTTTTAGTGGAAGTATACAAGATGTTTTAGATAGAATATTTTATCCATATTCACCACCAACTTGTTCTTTGAGTGGTGGTGGTACGAGAGAGTTTGGTTCATCAACTTTAGTAACTTTGAATTTTACTCTTAATAAAAATGAAAAACCTATTAATACAGCTTCGATGCAATTACTTGGTGGTGTAACACAATTAATAACACCATTACCATCAGTTATAACACAACCTGATACGATACCTGCAACGTTTGGTCCTAGTACTTTATCAACAACTCCTGCATCAGTAGTTACTTATGCAACACATAGTGCAACACCAACTTCTACAAGTTCGGTGAATACATATACTTTGAATGTTGGAGATGGTACGAGTACTGCGAGTGGTTCCACTTCGGTTACTTGGATGAATAGAATATATTATGGTACTATAAATCTTAATACATTACCATCAAATCCAAATCCAGATTTGAATATTAGACCAGATGGATCTAATTCTGGACAAGTTGCAACCTCAATAGTTCAAATAGATTCTTTTATAACAGATTCTATAATAAGAACAACAACAGTAACAAGTATTAGACCAATAGTTAATAGACCATTGTCAACTACGAGAGTATTAACACTTACTGATTTTGATGCTGGTGGCAACTATCTATTTTTTGCATGGCCTACGATATTTGGAACACCTGTATTTAAAATTAATGGATTGACAAATACATCTTTTACAAAGGTTAAAAGTAATTTTGTATTTACAAATAGTTTAGGTTTTTCGGGTGTTAATTATGATGTTTGGATTAGTAATACTTCTTATGGAACATCAACTATAAATATAAGTTAAAAATTAAAAAATAGAATATGGCTCAGAATATAGGAACATTAGTAGGTTCTGCAATAAGACCGATAGATAGTACAATGCCAATTGCATCAGCATTTGCATTTGAAATAAATGGTGGACACCATCAGGTTGGTACTTTAGTTGATAGAAATAATATAATGGTTCAGAGAAGGCAATGGGGTATGTTATGTACGGTTTATAATGACTCTGTTAACAATGGAACATATCAACTTAAATATGGTTATAGTAGTACAGATTCAATGGATAATAGTAATTGGGTTTTATTTGGTGGTGGATCTGTCGGATCTGGAGTTTCCAATTGGAATGATCCTGTTATATCAATTTCCACGACACCACCTACATATCCAGTTGATGGTGATAGATACCTTGTTGGTAAAAGTTCGACGGCTTCTTTAAGTGGTATATTTTCTAGTTTAACTAATACAGGATATGTTGGGAATCTAGTTGGTGGATATATTGCTGAATATAAAGATGCACTTAGTGGTTGGGAAACAACTCTACCTACTAATGGGATGACTATAAGAGTTAATAATGATGATAATTCATTTTATAGATATGAGGGAACATATTCGACTGGTCAATGGTATAAGGAAAGAGTTAATCAAGTTAGATCATTATTTGCAACAAGTGTTAATAAAATAGATTATACGGTAAGTACTGGTGACTTCTTCACATATTCAACCGAAGTAGTTTATTTGGTACAATTTGCAACTGCTAATTCAGGTGGTACTGCGTCTATAAATATCAATAGTTTGGGTACTAAGAATATGAAAAAGCAAACATCTACTGGAATTGTTGATTTGGATGCAAATGATTTAAATACTACAGGTTTTTATCAACTCATATATGATGGTACATATTTTCGAGTAAATATTATAGGTGGTTCTAATACCGGTTCATCGTCTTTGAAGTATAAAATTGTCGAGGATGAAAGGATTGTTGTGCCTGCAAACTCTGAATATCTTTTATATGGTGATCTTGAGGTTAATGGTGTTTTAGATATTAGTTCAACAGGAAAAGTTGTTATAATAAACGGTGCATTAAATGTTAATGGTGGTACTGTTTCTAATTCTGCGAATGTATCATTAATTACTTTACCTACTTCATTAACAAGTGGGACTTCAGGAACAAGTGGGACTTCGGGAACAAGTGGGACTTCGGGAACAAGTGGGACTTCGGGAACAAGTGGTATAGCAGGTGATAGATATTTAACATTTACAAATTCAAATCTAACAATAACAGATGTATTTGATACGATTTTATCATTTACTATAGAAACCGGATTTGCATATTCTATAAATCAATCTATAATAGTCACTCTATCGTTAGGAAATTATATGGAGGCTATAGTAACAAGTTATGACTCTGGAACAGGTGCAATGACCGCAAAGGTTATAAATGGATATGGTAGTGGGAGTGGTACAGGACCTTGGATTATAAATCTTGATGGTGCATCTGGTGGAGATGGAACTTCAGGAATTGATGGAACAAGTGGAACCTCGGGAATTGACGGAACTTCTGGAACAAGTGGAACCTCAGGAATTGATGGAGCTTCTGGAACAAGTGGAACTTCAGGAATTGATGGGGCTTCTGGAACAAGTGGAACCTCAGGAATTGATGGAGCTTCCGGAACAAGTGGAACTTCAGGAATTGATGGAGCTTCCGGAACAAGTGGAACTTCAGGAATTGACGGAACTTCTGGAACAAGTGGAACTTCTGGAACAAGTGGAACCTCAGGAATTGATGGAGCTTCTGGAACAAGTGGAACTTCAGGAATTGATGGAGCTTCCGGAACAAGTGGAACCTCAGGAATTGACGGAACTTCTGGGACAAGTGGAACCTCAGGAATTGACGGAACTTCTGGGACAAGTGGAACCTCAGGAACTTCTGGAACAAGTGGAACCTCAGGAATTGACGGAACTTCTGGGACAAGTGGAACTTCTGGAACAAGTGGAACCTCAGGAATTGACGGAACTTCTGGAACAAGTGGAATAACTTGGAATGGTGGAACGGTATCTAACCCAGTCTTCTTCACAAACACGGTTAGTTTAAATGGGTCGGTTGTTGGTGATATAGAATACCTCACGGATTATTCATCAACTTATACAAACAGAAGTTTAGTTGATAAAGAATATGTTGATACAAATATTTTATTCGAAACTGGTGGTGGATTAAACTCAACACAAAGAAAGAGTTTTGGAAATGCATTAGGTGCAAAGTCGTTCGCGTTGGGTACTGGAAACACAGCATCTGGTGAAAACTCTTCTATTCTTGGAGGACAAAATAATATTGTTAGTGGATTAAATGGTATTATATTAGGTGGTCAAATAAATAATGTTACAAATCAAGAAGGGTCTATCATTGGTGGTAATAATAACTCAGTTACAGCAAATAGGTCATCTATTTTAGGTGGTCGTGAGAATGAGATAACTCAATCTGATGGTGTTATAATTGGTGGTATATTTAATACTGTTAGTGGTGCTAATTCAGTTATTATTGGTGGAACTGGAAGTTTCGTCAATGGTATCAACTCTGTAATCATTGGTGGTGTGGGACTTACAAATAGTGTAAATAATACGGTTATGGTTCCAGATTTAAATGTTCAAGGTGGGGCATATGTAAATAATAATTTAGATGTTGATGGACAAATATCAGTAGGAACAAGTTATTCGAACGCATTCACATCCAACACATTTAACTTTGACTGTGACCAAGGGATGGTGCAACATGTAGATGCACAAGGTATGTCAGCGAATGGTACTATCACTTTTAGTAATCAAAAAGAAGGTAGTACATATACATTATTATTCGTACAAGGAAGTGGTACATATGATGTAGTTTTACCAAGTGGTTATTGGTTAAACGATACAGCACCATTTGACTTTTCAACTGAGTTAGTCGATGATGAGAGAGCAATAATTACAGCAACCTATATATTTAATGCTTGGTACTTTGCTGTTAAAAAAGTAACTTATGTTGCATGATAAATAGTATATTACCTGGAATTATAGGACAATTACAATCAACACCTTGGTGTTCTCCAATAGTTGGAACAACTTGGGACACTACCGTAGGGACTTCTAATAATTCATTCTCCCTGCTTATGGTTTATATGATTACTCACAGAGTATGATGATTTTTAAACAATCTGAAATAGGTTCTGGAGAAAAGCAAATAAATTCAATATCATTCCAACTTAGTAATTATTCAGGTGGTTATACTATGAATACTCAAGTAATAAAATTAGCACACATAACAGATAGTCAATTCGGAACTTCTGTAAAAAGTGATTTGACAGGTATTGGTGGGTTGGCCGACTTAACAACGGTAAAAAGTTTTAATTGGTCAACTTCAAATGGTTGGGTTACATTTACTTTTGATGATAATTTTTGCTATAATGGAGTTGACAACTTAATGGTTGTGTGGGAAAACAGAGATGGTAGTTGGGAAAGTGGCTACGGATGGGCTGAATCTCATACTACAGGAGGAGAGTTTTTATCGTGGTATGTATATCAAGATAATACCTACCCAACTAGTGAATTTGGTACAAGAAGTTCTGCTAGTAGAGCTAATACAAGATTAGGTTATTAAAAAATAAATAGATAAAATGATAGATTTAGTAGGTTTAATAAATGATTTATCGACAAACGGTGTTATTGATTTAATAGGTGAGAATAACACACTTTCTTATATTTTAGTAATGAGTGATGTTACTGAAATAACTGTTGTAGAAAATATATTAGAAAGTTATATAATAACAAAATATCCAAATAGAGTTACATCGACATTGGTGGATGGTATCTATAAGGCCCAATATGATAAATAAAGAAGTGTAATATCGATAATGATTATATTAATCAAAAATTCGTACTAATATTATTTTATTATTTTTATTATATTTTCTAATGAAAATCCATCTAATGGTTTTCCTCCATTTTTAAGATATTCTCCATAGATGTTATTATAATCATCTATAGTATAAAACTTTGAATCTATATCACAGAATATAACATTTGTGTCATGTGACGTGATGGTTTTATTTTGTAATCTAGTTTCACCATAACCAGGTCCTATTGGTCCGATAAGTTCGGTTCCATTTACTTCTTCTTTAATGAAGTCGTTAAATCTTTTAATTATCATCATCGTTACTAACTTCTATTTTTTCAAAATATTCATCTTGTTCTTGTAATGAATATTCTCTTTTTTTATTATTAAAAATTATATTGTATAAGAATCTATCTTCTAATTCATGTTTTTCATCACCTTTCATGTATATGGTACAAACATCCTCTTCAAATATATTTTCAACTCTTATTATCTCCAATCCAAATTTGCCATATTTATCATTTAGGTCACATATAACTTTTTTCTTTTCTGAAAGAAGTTCCTTTAACTTTGAAAAGGTTGAGTTCTTTGATAGATACATAAAGTCCTTTGAGTTTTTATCATTAAAATCTTTGGTTTCTTTATATAAATTTAAAAAACCTATTTCCTTATTGGTTAATCCTTTATTATTATCAACCTTATCTAATATTCTATTTAACTCAATCTCTTTCATAGATTTGCCAAATATATAATATTTTATGAGTTTTTTAATCTTCATACTATCTCTATTTTCTATCATATATATTAATAAGTGTAAATGATTTTTTTATATATAGTTTATATACTAAAATTTATAGTAGGAAATGGATCAAAAGTTATTAAATGCATTAAATAATCTATCAGAGGCACTTCAGGAGATATCGGATGCTCTTAAAAGTAAAGGTGGTAATTCCGCAACTGCTAACGCATTACAAAGTGGTGACTTTATTTCTGAGATAAAGGAAATAAGTGTTGGTATAAAACAACTTCAAATTGATAATAAAAAGATATTAAAGAATCAAGAGACTATAATACAACTTTCTAAAAAGGCCGCGGGTGATAAAAAGAGTGATTTTGAAAAAGCGGGTGGTGATAAAAAACAGGAAAGTAATATTAAAAAGGGAGTTGGTACTATATTATTAATTGCGGTTGCGGTATTGGCTATAGGTGTGGCATTTAAGCTTGTTGGTGGTATAGATTTTTTATCTGTTATTGGTTTATCTATTGCTATATTAGTGGTTGCTAAGGCATTCGAGCAAGTTGCCTTACTAAAAATGAGTCTAAAGGAATCTGCAATTGTATCTGCTGCTCTTATTATGATGGCAACTGGTATAACTATATCATCTTGGATAATGTCTAAAATTAGTACAATTTCAATTGCACAATCTTTAACTGCTATTTTAATTGGTGTTGGATTTAGTACTATGGCACCTGCTATACGTAATATCATATCATCATTCGGTGGAATGGGTTGGGGTAGTATTATTAAAGCGGCTGTTGGTTTGGTTATGGTATTGCCAGCAATTGCAATGGGTATTACCTTATCATCTTGGGTATTGAGAATGATTACACCTATTGGATTTGGTCAGGCTATTACTGCGATTTTAATAGCTGGTATGTTTACGGTTCTTTCTTTCTCTATTAAGAAATTAATAAAAGCATTTGGTACCGGATTTGGTACTTTGGTTAAGGCAGTATTATTTTTACCATTGGTTCTGCCTGCAATTGCATTAGGTATTGCCATGTCTTCTTGGGTGTTACAAAAAATAACTCCAATTACATTTTCTCAAGCAGTTAGTGCAATTTTAATTGGTGCTATGTTTACGGTTATTGCATTTGGTTTAAAGAAGTTATTGGGTGCATTTGGTGGCAACGCTATAATTGGGTTGGGTGCCGCTATATTATTTTTACCAACTGTTATGGGTGCTATTGCAGATGGTATTGTTCGTGCATCAAGCCACTTGAAGAAAACTGAAAAAGTAGGTTGGACTCAAGCTTGGAGTGCGATATTAATTGCTGGGATATTTACAGTTATATCGTTTGGGTTGAAAAATATTATGAATGCTATGGATTCTATAGATAATCCATTGGGTATTTTATTGGTTCCTCTTTTATTACCTGCAGTTGCTTACGCTATACAACTTTCATCAGAACCATTGAGTAAAGTGAGTCTTATGACAATGGATCAGTTTTGGACATCTTTGGGTATATCAGTTCTTTTTATTGCATTTGCATTTGCATTAAAATTAATAGGACCTTCTATTGAGAAAATAGGTATGGGTGTGATAATTAAAATACCTTTGATGTTTACTGCACTTTCTGGTGCGATTTGGGCATCTTCTAAAATATTATCACAGGCTGATGTTATGTCTGATGATTTTTTAATGGGTTTACTTAAATTCTCAACAGTATTGGCCATTTCGGTTGCGGCTATGGCTGGCGTTACGTTTCTTCTTAATAAAGTTGGTTTTACAAATATCATTAAGGGTGTTATTGCTATACCTATTATAGCTGGTGTTATAATGGCATCATCTTTAATTTTATCACTTGGTAAATATGATAAAAAATCATATCCTAGTCTTGATTGGGCATTGGGTGTTGCTGCTAGTGTTGGTGGTTTTGCATTAGGTGCTGCTATTTTAGGACCAATGGTATTTGGTCCTCAGGCATTCTTATTTGCTGCTGGTTTGGCTGCAGTTCTTGCGGTTGCGGGAACTGTTGTTGCGGCCTCTCATATTCTTTCTAAAGGTGATTATAAGGGAGGTCCTGATTTGATTTGGTCATTAAGTGTGTCTAAAGTGATGAAGATTTTTGGTGGTTTGACTGCACTTCTTGGGGTTATGCCCAAATCTTGGGTAAAGGATGGTAATAAGGCTATACGATCTGTTGTAGATTCTATCGTTTATGCCGCTTGGATTTTCAAAGGTGCCGATGCTGCATTTACTGGTGGTCCGACAAAAGCTTGGGCTGAGGGAGTAGGTATTGCCATTGGTGCATTCTCACCAGTTTATGCTATGATGATGGCAAATGGTGTTGCTAAACTTTTTGGTGGTGGTGGTGTTGGACCTAAAGAGTTTTCTGATGCTATACGAACGGTATCTAGGGGTATTATAGATGCTGCAGGTATTTTTGCCAATCCTGAAAATACTGCGGTTTGGATAAATGGTCCGACAAAGGCCTGGGCTGAGGGAGTAGGTACCGCAATTTCCGCATTCTCTCCTGTTTATTCTATGTTATTGAAAAATGGGATTGCTAAACTTTTTGGTGGTGGTGGTGTTGGACCTAAGGATTTTGCATTGGCAATAACGACTATATCTCAAGGTATTATAGATGCGGCAGGTATTTTCGCAGAAAATGTTTCAAGTTTCGAAGAAGGTAAATATCCATCTAGTGAATGGGGTAAAGGTGTTGGTGGCGCTATAACTGCATTTGCTCCAGTATTTAAAGCATTGAGTGAGGATACTGGTTGGTTTACATCAGGTGACGAAGTTATCAATAATATGGTAAATGGTGTTCTTACCGTTGCGGGTGCTATCGTAGGTGTTGCAAATAAGTTTTCTGCTGATGATGTGAATTGGACTAAGTTTCCTGATAAAAACTGGTCATATCACATTAAAAATGTAGTTAATTCTTATGTTGCTTTATCAAATAGTGTTAATAAGAAAAAGGTTACATGGTCTACACTTAATAGTCTAAGAAATGTTGTTAATTCGATTGCAACTACCGCAAGGATTTTTGGTAAAAATAGTAAGTACTTTAATATGGATATAAATCCAGACTTTATGAAATCTATATCATCTAATATTTATTATTATATGGAGGTATATGATAGACTTCAAAATAGAAGTGGTGGATTAACTGGTTTTCTTAAAAACACATTCAATAGTGATCCTGTTATAAGTATGTCAAAGGGTATGGTTGTTCTTGCTAAGGCTTATGATAGGTTGGCAAACTCACTCACTAAAATGGGTAAGGCGATGGATAGTTTGAATGATAAGAAGATTTCTCAGCTAGAGAGAATGTCTAATATCGCAGCACCTAGTTTAATTGGATATTCAGGTACTCCTAAGATGTCTAATGTTAATTCACCTGACTCTGCCAGTTCGAAGAGATCTTCAGTTGATAGTTCGAAGAGTATTAAGGGTAAATATGGATCTTCTATGGAACAGAATGATATTATTATCGAATTGCTTAAAAAGTTAAACTCTAATATTGGTGAAGAATCAATACTTTCAATGTATTTATTGAAAAACATGGAGAATAAAGATTCTACAATGTATTAAACAAAATTTATTTTAAACCATATAAATAATATGGTGAAAAAATTAAACGTTGTTAAAAAATTGAGATTATTCTCATCGTATAAGAAATCTATTAAATCAATAAAAGATATGTTAGAGAAAAACTTTAATATAAGAGTTGATAGTGCATATAGAATGTATACGGTTATTAATATTCCTGAAGAATTGATCGGTGAGGCCTTTTCTCTTAAAAAATCGGATATAGATAGAATTTCTGAGACTTATATAAAGGAGTATCTTTCTGAATTAAATAATTTTTTAAATAAAAATGGTCTATCTGAAATTTTTGAACTATATAGTAGTAAAAAGGTTGATAAGTATTCCTATTTAGTTATAGTTGGCTTTTCACTATTTAGAAGTGATAAGTTTTATAATAGATTATATTGGCGATTTATACCAATAATATCTACTATTGTATTATCAATTTTATTTTTCTTTCTATTATAGAAAACTTTTAATTAAATTTTTATTATAAATATAAATAAAATATAAACAAATATAAAATTATGGCAAAGGAAACAACAGATGCGTTCTATAAATTAGACGAAACAACAGAAGAACTTTTTATGGATGTCTTCAATAAGAAGTCATTTCCGGTGAATGTTGGTTTCCAATTTATTGGAAGCTCTAAACAAAAACAATTGATTAAAGTTGCAAAAATCTCCGATGATTTTGCGTTTGTACTCAAAAAGGATCTTAAAATTATAATCAATGAGGATCTTTTAAATGTTTTTGATGAAGAATCAATTACAATTCTTATCGAACAGGAGATTGATAAAATCAATATCAATATGGAAAGTGGTAAGATTAAATTAGTTGGAACTGATTTAAATACATTTTCATCAATTGTTAATAAATATGGTGTTGAGAAAGTAACGAAAGCTAACGGGACACAAGAGTTGTATGCTGAACAAAAAAAAGATGCTAAGACAGACGAAGAATTTATTATCTAATTATGAGTATTATAACAACTAAATATATATCAGCACTTCAAAAAAGATATGAAGCTGAAATGGCAGAGGCAGAGGCAAATATTGTTCTTTATCTTTCCGGTCAAAATCTTGCCGCAATTGGAGAACACTCTGATTTGATGGAAGAACAGGATAAATGGATCGAAAAATATACAAATGCTAAAGATAAGTTGGAAACATTGAAGTCTTTGGATTTAAATGATCCTTCTAAAACAAAATCAAGTGAAAGAATCAACGGCTAGTTCGTATAAAATAAAATAAAAATAAATATGTCAAATATTGAAACAAATGTAGTAAAACCAGAAATTAAGTTTTTCGAAAATAATATCGAAAATTTAACAATTGATCCTTCTAATGAAGTTTTATTGGATAAAAAAATCCAAACAATAGAGGATTTTATGACGACAAATGATGGTAAGGGTAAAACCGAAGAAGAAAAGGATACTCTTTATAGAGATTCGCAAGAATTATGGCAAGATTATACAAACTCTTTAAGAGATGTTAAGTATAACTTCCATCTTAATAGAGTTCAGTGGAAATTCTTAACGGATTTAATCTTACAAAAATTAGAGTATGATGTTAACACAGTATTCTTTGCTATTGAATTAACTGATTTATTGGGAACAATGAGAGAGGTTAAATATACAAATGATGAGGAACTTATTTCATTCCCTGTTAATGCAACAGAAATTACTTATATTTACCATTTAATTTCTAAACATAAAGTTAAAGGATTAACGAAAGACTCTTATACTTTTTCTAAGGTTTTAGTTAGAATTGGTAATATCAGTAAGTTATTTAATTATTATGATTCTTATGCGAAAAACCTTTCTACAGAAATCCAAAATTGGGTAACTTCATTTGAAGAAGGTGTTATTACTGAGACAAAAGTAAAAAAAACCAAATCTAAGAAAGTAGAACTTGAGACAACTCAAGATTAAATTTCTACCAAAATAAAAAGCCTTTGATACTTCAAAGGCTTTTTATTTTTTAAAATATTGGTGTTATTGGTTGAAATGGTCCTATGACATCTAATTCACCTATTGGTTCTTGTAAATCTTTTAGTCCTCTTATTTCATAGTTTTTTCTATCTCTATAAACGGATCCATATCCGTTTTCTGATGTTACTTCTATTGTTATGAACGGATCAATATTGGAATCAATAGTGAAATTAAATGGTGATACTATTGGTTCTTTGTGTGATCCTATATCACTTAAAGATATTATCGATTGTGTTACTCCTGTAATTGGTTCGGTTTTTATTTTCCTGTATTCATCAATTGTTTGTACAGGTTCTAAATCAATTTCTTTCCACTCTGTTATATTTAACCAGTTTTTATCATCACCTTGGTCTAATACTGGTGGTGTGCTATCATATTGAGAACCTAATCCACTATAAACAAATATTTCATTTTCATATTTTACTATTGTTGTTACGGTATAGTTACTATTTGAATCCCATTCAGATACATCTTCATACCTTCTAGGACTTTTAACTTTATTATTATCTATTGTTGATATATATAATTTGCCATAGTATGTTACTTTATCACCTTTCTTATAATTTGTAAAGGGTGCCCATTCTTTATATGTTTTATATGTTCTTATTTTTATTGTAAAAAACTCAGGTAATTTAAGGTTTTCTTTATAGTCGTTGTATGGTTTTGGTGGTGGTACTAATCCAGTTGGATTTTTATCTGAACCTACACCTTCTAATATAGAATAAAAGTCCAATACACAATTATAAACAGTTGATCCAGTATTAACTGGCATTAGATATACTTCATTAAGTTTTGTTGTTATGGGAGTCATATTTTCTTTTATATCTATTATTCTCATATCATGAACTCTATGTGTTATTTGGTTTCCTCCTGTAAAATATGATTTACCTGTTATGTCTAATATTTTATGTGTTAGTGGTATTATATTTTTCTTTAACCAAAATTTAAGTCCTTGTAGTTTAATAGTTATTTCGTCTATATTATATGGTAATAAATTTTTACCTTCTTTATCTGTTATAAAGTAAGTTAAATTCATTAGATTTGTTTCTTCGAATTTTTCATTTGGAAAGGTATGTTTTATGAAATCACTTTCATTCCACCCATCCACCGTGTTGTCAAATATATCTGGTATCTCTACTTTAAATAGTTTTGAAAAGTTTTCTGATTTAACATCAATGTTTCTATAATACTCATTAAGTTGTAAGTCGTTGTAACCAAAGAAATTTATTGCATTTATTATAGATTTGTATGAACCGATATATGGGTATATAAGATTCTTCATGAATAACAATTCTTTCCTTTTTGAATTTAGGAAATTCCAATCTATACCACCTTCGTATATATCATAATCTTTGAATATAAAGATATCATTAACACCTATATTTTTACCTTGATTACCCAACTCTATTTTAAACCTTGGGTCTTCAATTTCGGTCTGTCCGATAGTGTTGAATCTACCAATTTCTCTATCTATTACCTTAAAAGTAGTTTTTAGATATGTTATGTCGTTTGCTTTTGGGTAGTTCTCAATAACACTACTTTCTTTTTCGAAATAATCAAGTTGAGTGTTGAAAAAATCCACAATTATACTTTTTGTGTACAATTCTTTAATTTTAACAATGTATCCGTTATTTTGTGACGAATATTGATTTTTTGTGTTTGTTACATCCTTTATAGATACACCTAAGTATTGTCCGACTTTAAGTCCTTTATTAGTAAATGTCTCTTCTGACATTTGGTTTATTTTAATCTTACCTCTTTTATAGTCATTTGATGTAAGTGTTTCAAATGATACATTAGTATCATTTGTGTTTGTACTAACTATGCTAAATTCAACTTCCTCTTTTTTGTATAGCTGAAGTTGTGATTTATAAGCACCTTCCTCATCTGCCTTGAATCCAATAAATAACTCTAATGCACTTGGTTCGGTCGAAATATCATCTTGATCATCTATATAACTAAGTTCGTATTCAACCTTATTGAATATAGTTTGTTGGTATTCTGGTAGATAAACCTTAGAAATATCTCTATTTGGATATTTATTTAATGGAACATCTTTTAATGGTTTTTCTCCTAAGTATGCATATTTTCCTGTGCTTTCTAATTGCTCACCACTCAAATCGTATATAAAAAATTCAGGACTTTGATCATCTATCCATTTCCAATAGTACTTTACCGGAATATCACCTTCGAAGTTCTCTCTTGGTTTTCTAACACATTCTAATGCCTTTATCCATATATCACTTGGTTTTATGTAATTTAAATCTAAAGTACCATATTTACCTTCGTCAATTGAAGATCCAGTTACACTAATTAATTCAATTTCGCTATTTACAGTGGATTGTATTTCATAGATATTTTTAATACCTGGTTGTAGTGTCCATACAGATTTTCTTTCGGGATTATATATAATTTTAGTGTTTAGTGCTCCTGAATTTTCGGTATGTATAACATTTCCTGTTCCCGAATCTATAGTTAAAATCTGATTAGTTGTCTGTGATGCTAAGTAGACACCACCATCATATTGATTTAGTGTTAAATTACCATAAACTGCTGGAATTTTATCAATGTTTATTGAGTTGTCGCTTATATTTAATGATTTGAATCTATATGTTTTATCTGAGATATTCATCTCTCCAGTAAGATTGTTATAGATTACATCTACAAACTCACTCATAGTTATACCTACGATTGAATATGTAAGTCCGTTGTCGACTCTCCATAATTGAGTATCTGCATAGACATAAATAGATTCGTTAACTGGTTCGTAAAATATCGAAGATTGTGTTAGTCCTGGTATGTTATATGATTCTTGTATATCTCTTGTTGAACCATTTATTCTTAAAAGAATATCGGCATCGGTTGTTATATACATATCCTTTTCGAATGAATTGTATACCATTTTCCCAGTTCTTGTATCTGTTGCAGGAGTTATTATTGTTGTCGTTAAAACATTACTACTATCATATATTGATATTATTGGGTTGTTTGTGTATGTAATATAAACATCACCATTATCTGGATTTGATACTAAATCTGCAGCATCACTTGCTAATTCAATCGTTTCTATTATGGTATTCATAACAGGATCTACTATCCAAACTTTATTTATTGATAGACAATAAAGATAATTGTTATATACATTAAAATCCATCTTTATACTATTACTATTATCTATACCATTCTCGGTTAGATAAATTGTTGATATATAAACACCGGTATATGCATCAATTACACTTATATTATCACCTAAAACAAACATAGAGTTAGATAGTTGTATATATTTTAGATCTATTAAATTATCTACACCTGGTAAGTCTAATGTTATATTAGATGATAAGTAATCATTTTGATTGAAAGATACTCCAAACATTTGATCATTATATTGTATTGAGTTGAATGGTCCACCTTGACCTGTCGCACCAGTCGCTACTATACAAGTTGTTTGTGAGAATCCCAAATCAAATGCCAATGTTATGAATCCAGATGACTTACATGGATTAACTTCTGTTCCCCAGAATGGTCCTTGATATGATAGGTTAAGTGCCTTTGGGTCCACACTAAGTAGGTTATATTTTATATCCTGTAATGGATATTTTGTATTATTTATAGAAACTACACGACCAGTTCCAAAACCTAAATCTTCAAATGATTCTGTTGATAGACTATCTAAAATTATTTCATTTCCGGTTATTATTACACCAGTATTACCCTTTATTTTATCTGTTATAACATAGTCTGTATGTCCTGGTAATAATAACTTACCTGTTTTTATAGTATAATCAAGCCTTCTATCTGTTCTTTTAACATCAAATTTTATTAGGTTGTTAATATTATTTACAATTATACCATAACTTTCTAGTGTTAATGAATGATCTAATATCCATTGTTCTAAAGTTTTTGGAATATCTGGTATTTTTACTGATGCGGATGCCGAAGTTGCAGAAACGGTTGCACCGGTATTATCCAGGAATGTTCCAAATATCGTTTGTGTCTGATATGGAGTGTCATTTATTATAAATGTTATACTAGAACCGATTTCATTAAATAAAACTCTGGAATGCTCTATATGGTAATCTGCGGTTGTCCCTACTTCGATTCTTGTTATATCTATTGGTATATTTGGATATTCAGACTTTAATACTATTGCATTATAGAATGGTGATGTATAACTACCTAAGTACTCTACCTCTGCAATTATACCAAGTTCTTTTAGTCTTATATAATATCTTTTTAACCAATTTCTAAGAGTTCTATCTATTGTTCTCTCCATATCAGGTTCTGCACCTGAATAAATCCAACTTATTTCTTCATCATAGATATTCTTATTGATGATTACTTTTAATCCAAAATCATCCAAGTCTGTAAAGACTATGTTATATTTAAAGTTTTCTGAGTAATCATAATTGAGTTCTTGTGTAAGAGTTTCTTTTACTTCAATTAATCTCTCATTTGTCTGTAAGGTATTACCTATTTTATATGAGTTACAATTATTAACCTCTGTATCATATAAATTCGATAATTGAGAATATTCATTATAAGTCAGTGAACTGGTTGATGTTAAATCATTAGGTTTATTGAATAATTCTATTGCTTTATTTATTATAAATTCTTCTCTGTCGCCTAAATTTATTAAACAACTATCTACGATTTCTGTATGATAGAAATTAACATCAATATATCTACTAGAGTACATCAAATCGGCCTTTAATATACCTTTGTCCATATACAAATCTACATTAAGTGCTTTAAAATCATCTTTATATTTTTCGGATGCCATTGCTAATGTTGTTGAACTACTTTGAGTATATGTCTGTTCAAAATATAACCTATCGGTTGTTAGATAGAATTGTGTATTGTTCAAAACCTCATCATTTAAAGATTGGTCAACTTTTGTATATGTTGGTTTGCCCCAGTACTCTGGATTTTTATCAGGTGTTATAAACATAGTATTTGGATCTGAATAATCCTGTGTATATGTCATCTTACATTCGTATATCGAGTTATTGTGTATTACCTGCTCTTCTATTTGATATGAAGTTAGTGATGTGTTATCGGTGAAACTTGGTATTGTGGATACTGAAAGAAAGTTTTTATTTAGGTTTGAACCCACTATTTTGAATTCTCTGCCAGGTTTTAATATCTTTGGGAAGTCATTTATATTATTAAAATAAATTCTCCCATTTGTTATATTTATACCACCATCATATATCTTTGGTACATCCGTTCTTGAAATAAGTTCTATAATAAGATTTTTATCTGTTGGTATATCACTTGCATAATATTCAAAATGTATTGCATCTGGTATTTGGTTATTTTTAACCGTTATGACACCGTCATTGCTAGTAGAGTTTATAATATTAAGTCTCTTGTCATTATAATATTTTTCATAAAATAATGTTTCATTCCAATCTGATAGGTTATTTATATAGTTAGAGTCTATATAGTTATATGTTCCAATTAAATTAGAACCTCTTATTATAATATTTTCATAATCACTAGATGTGTAATCGGTATAATATGTAGATTCAAATGTTGCATTATCCAATTCACTTATTATCATGATTGCACCTTTTTTGCTACCAATTACGGCATAGGTTTTTTTAAGATCGGTGAATTCTAAAAATTCGGTGTCAAACATTATAAATGTTCCAACTGGAAATAATCTTTCAAAATCGGTTCCGTATATCCACTTGGAATAAAAGTTTGGATCGTTATTTACCGGTTCGATTTTAGTAATTGAGAATGTGCCCAGTTTTGCACCATAAAAGTGTACACCTAATTCATTAAATAGTTGAAACTTATCAAGTTTCAAATCACCTGGTGTGGAATAGTCAAATGAAGGTAAATATTCCATTGTATAAAGACCAAATGTCTTATAGATATCTGAAGAACTTTGATGAAAAAGTAAATCTCCTTCAAATCTATCTACCGTATTGTTATATTTTATATTTAAGTAGTCACCTTCTTTATTAAAGAATACTAAGCTTTTATGATTAGACATTATATTGAATAGTTTTTGTTATATATTAAAATAGTGGTTCTCGATAATAATATATAGAGTATAAAAATATAAATAACTATGAGTAAAATTGATAAGATGGAGAAATTCTTAAAAGAAGAGAAGCCTAAAATGGAGAAGGATCTTGAGGTTGGTTTTGATATTGAATCTTTTGAGAAAGAAGAAGATACGGATACTCTTGGATTTAGATCAGAGTTTGAACCAATCACTAAAGGTAAAGAGAAAGCTCTTAAAAAAGAAATACAAGTAACTACACCAGGATTAAAGAAGTCTATCAAAAAGTTTGAGGATTTTAAAATCTCTATCTCTGTTGATGAAGTAGTACCAGAAGAAGATGTTGTTATGGGTGGTTTGGCACCTAATGAAGAAGAATCTTGTGTTGTTTGTGAATGTAATCCTTGTGAGTGTGGTCAAGAAGAAGGTTGTTCAAATTGTGAATGTAATCCTTGTGAATGTGTATCTACATCAGATGATAGTGAAAAGGTTGTCAGATTTGAAGATTTTTTAAAAAGTATAATGTAATATGAAACATATAAAACAATTTGCGGATTTCTCCGAAGGTTTAAAGTATCATTTGGTAAATTCTATGCCAATCACTGAAAATGTTTTTAGACCAGGTTCTAAACAATTCTTTTCTATATTGGAAGAAGCTAGAAATCTTTTTGATGAGGGTGCTTTAGTACTTGAAGGTATTGATAAAGAATTATACGAAAATACTGAGATTGGGTGCTTTGGTACTTTTAATGGTGAAAGAGTCCCTTTAGATATTCCAATGGAAGTTGAGGAAGAATTGAATGAGGCTGAATATAAAGGTAAAGAAGTAGAACTTAATAAACCTATGAGAAGTTCAGGTCCTAAGAAATATCAAGTTTATGTTAAAAATCCAAAAACTGGTAAAGTTAAAAAGATTTCTTTTGGTGATGTTAAGGGTGGATTGACAGCAAAGGTGAGTGATCCGGATGCTAGAAAGTCATTTGCCGCACGTCATAAATGCTCTACAAAAAAAGATAAGACTACCGCGGGCTACTGGGCGTGTCGTATAAATCGGTACGGTCACCTTTGGAATAATAAAACCTATCCAGGTTTCTGGTAATCTAAGTGAGTTGGATTTCCTTTTCTATTTTTATATAAACATGTATGAAACCATTTCAAGAAACAAAAATAAGTGATAATACATTCATCAGAGAGTTTAGTCAAAATACTGATTCTGGAGAAATGACTTGGCATCGTGATAGAGAAAATCGCGTAATAGAATGTATTGGAGATACTGATTGGATGATACAAATAGATAATGAACTTCCTAAGAAAATTGAAGGTGAGATACTTATACCGATGGGTATTTATCATAGACTTATAAAGGGTACTGGTGATTTGAAAATAAAATTATTAAAGTTATAAAATTGAAAAAGATTTTAAAGGAAAACTTAATGTTTTTATTAATAATCTAGGAATTGAAGAGCGTGAAAGGTTTGGGTTAATATCAGATGAGGGTAGATCCTAAATTAAATTACGATTTATATATTGAAGACCGTTCATAAGAGTGGCCTTTATATTTATTTAGCATATCTTCTTTCGTATCCTTTAACTTTGTATTTATTTCGACCAATTGGATGTCCGCCTTTATTATAATTTTTATAAACATAACTTCTACTGACACATCCGGTTAATGTTAAAATTAGTGTAATATATATTATTCTTTTCATTAGTATCTATACTTATACAATATTTCGGTATGTATATTTTGTGGTTTTTTTCTCGTATAGTAAGTAATACCAAATCTATTTCTGACTTTATACCACTTACCACCAATTATTTTCCTATATGATTTTATATATCTTAACATTTAATCAATTTTTGATTTGTAATTCTCATTATAAATTCTTATTACTTCATCATACTCACTTAATATCCCATCTTTGAAATCAGGGTTCTCATATTTTTGTTTATCTATATATTCTCTAATGTAGGTTTCATATTCTAGCTTTATAGATATATCCATAGATTCTTCATCTATCTCTACCGCTTCTGAAATAATATCTTCACCATCCTCATTCTTTTGTACTATATCATCTATATATTCAACAGATGTAAAATTACCTTTCTCTAACATCATTTCGAGCTTCCTACGAAGCTTTCTGTTGTTTATAAGTAGATTGTTTGATATTGCCAAATCTATGTAGTCCTTTGTGTCTTTAATCTCATCCAATCCATCGATATCCTCTTCTGTTATTACTCTGAACTTTCTGAATACTGGTGATATATTATTTGGAAAAAACTCTTCACTATCATCTTCTGTGTTTATCACAAAAATGCCTTTTTGGTCGCCTGTATCATTTCTATCCATTTGAAAAATTGATCCAACAAATGTAAAACAATCATTTGATTGTACTAAATGAATATGACCAGATCTTACTTTTTTAAAAGATTTAAAGTTTTCAATATCTATCTTATCGTTATTTCTGTGTGCTGCGGAGTTTAAGTGCATTTTACAACCATTCAAATCTGAGTGACAGAATAAATAATCACAATTTTTATTTTCATCGATTACTTTTATTTGGTCTAACCTTTTCTCTATATATGGCATCATTAAAATATCCAAATTATTGAATTTTAATATTTTTGGGGAGTCATATATCTTTACATTTGGTATGTATTTGAAAGGTCTTATTGAATTTATTTCGGATGCACTTTTTGAGTACAAATCATGATTTCCTATTATTATATGAAGAGGTGCTATTTTTGATATTTCCTCAACTATATCCATACCATAGTTTAATAGGTTTATAGGTATGATATTTCTATTGTCAAATAAATCACCTAAGTGTATGATTATATCACCTTCTTTTACTTCTCTTTTAAGAAGAGGTATTAGAAAATCTCTAAAATATTCTATATGTACTTTGTGCCATTTATCTGTAGTGTTTGGATAGCCTAACCCTATATGGGTATCTCCAATTAAAAATATTTTTTTACTCATGTGTAAGGGATAGATATTTTTTTAATTATAAATATATAATGTTATATTAAAAAATGAGAGATAGTTGTGAATTATGATATATATCTTTGAGTGATTGGTTTAGGATATTGAAAATGGAAAAAAATTGTTTTTTAAATATAATATATACATTATAGTAAAATCCTTTTGAAAACAGAAGGTAAAAAAATATTAATATATACATTATAATTGTTAAGCAATTACATAAAAATAAATAAAAAATATGCCATTACCACACTATACGCAGATTTCAAATGTTGGTTCACCAGGTGGACCAGGTACATTACCAGATGAGGTTGTATACACTAACCTTTTTGAGGTTACTTTTGTATTACCAACTATTCTTCAAGCACAAAAGAGAGATGCTCTTTTATTGTTAGAAAATGCAACAAAGATAAGTTTAAACTTAACAGAGCATGATGTTGCAGAGAAGGTTCAGAGATTTAAATACTCAACTAGAGCATTCTATGCCACTCCTACAAAGACTCATGGTAACTTAACAATTCCTTTTCAGGTTAACGTTAATAACAATGGTTCTATGGAGGTTTGGAATACTTTGAAAGCTTGGTATGATTTACTTTTCAACTCTCAAAATGGATCTCTTCACTACAAAAGTGATTTGATTGGTACTATTATTGTTAATCAACATGATAAAAAGGGTGTTGTGTTAAGACGTGTTACTTTCCAAAACTGTCAGCTTTTTAAAGTTGCTGGTTATGATCTTGATTGGGCATCTAATGGTATCATTGAGAATGTTTCTGCCGAATTTGTTTATGATTATTTCATTGATGAATATATCGATTCGGGATTCTCTATCAATCCACCACTTGCGTCTGGATATTAATATTGATATTAAAAATAAAAAACCCACTTTTGGTGGGTTTTTTTTTTATTTTAAAATTTTGGCATACTCATATTATTTGTAATGTTTGATGCGTTTTTCATCATTGAATTTGTATCAGGCATTGATTGTTGTTGATCATCCTCATCTTTCTTCCTTTGATTATCCTCCTCTTCAACAATTTCATTGACAATCTTAATATTCTCTTCGAACATCCAAAAGGGCCATTCATTCATTGAAACTTCCTGAGTGTGAAAATGTTTTTGAAGCATTAATTTATTTTTCAATATATGCTTCAAAGGCATCATGAATAACGAAAATACCTGAAGCTCCGTTGGGAAACTGCATATCTGTGCGGACCTCCTCACCGCACGTGCAAGTTTTTTTAAGTTCTTTTATACCAAAAGTCATTTTACTAACTGCAGCATTTAGAAATTGAAATGATATATCATCCATTCCCTCAAATTCTACAAGTTTTGCTTTTATACCATCATAAGTAATTGATGATCTACCACCCATCATAAATGGTATTATTTTTAAGAAAGAAAGATTTGGACTTTTCTTTTCACTATTTTCTTTCATTATGTATTCTGTGAATGCCTTCTGTAATCCAATATTTGGTGGTGTTAATTCAAATGACTTACCATTAATAGCCTTGAAATGATATGATCCATTAGATTGGTTATAAAACTTTTTAAGTTTCTCATCTATTTCATGGAAAATAAAATTTTCTTTTTTAAGTTCGATTTCATTCTCTATTCCACATGTACATCTTGTGGTGGTTTTTAATGAGTTTCCTTCTTGAAAAGTTAACTCTCTTATTAAGAATACTAAAAATAACCTATCTTGATCCTTAATATCGAGATATGATGCAACTCTACCATCGTTATATTTAACTCTGACACATGCTTGTAATATATCATTCATTTTCTCAACTATATCATAGAAGTTATTATCATCTACCATAGAATATGCCTGAATCTCTCTAACTTGAGCAGGTCTTACCATAAATAGAGTTCCTGCTGGATAGAATTGACCACAAGGTAGTTCTCTGATATCAAAATTAAAATATTGTAAATCGGTCACTCTAGTACTCTCCACTATAGGTTTCTCCACTATAGGTTTCTGTGGAATATCACTATTGAAACTATTTGTTGGTGTGGTATTTATATCTTGAAGATGTCTTTTTAAGTAATCTTCTTCGCTCATTTCTTGTTCTTTAGACATAATGTATATTATTATTTTTTAGAATATATATTAGATATATTCTTTTCTCTTATATATCTTAAATCATGTAAAGTTTACATATTATATACACATTTTTTATTACCTGTATTATATATTCTATGATAACCTATTTCATTCATTATTTCCTCTTCTGTCTTTTTGTTTAAACAAAAAAAGTCCCAAATTTCTTTGGGACTTTTTAATTTTAGTTTATTTTTATGCAAATCCACCTGCTGAAATAGCACCAGTTCTAAGTATTGTTACATTGTTGACAATGATTCCCATACCCTTAATTGGTTCTACATAAGTATCAAGTACACCAATTTGGTTATCGATAACCTCTGTTGTATTATTCTCTTCATCCATTTTATTGAAGTAGTTATATAAACCATTTTTACTTACGTAAGTCTCACAAATTACATCAGCTCTAAGTTTTATTTCAGATCTGATATCTGGTGTATTGTATCTCCATTGGAAGTCCAATAACATTCTTGACAATTCTCTTTCAAGTTCTATCAATACCTCTCTAACGTGAATGTAAGAAAGAGCAGATTTATATAATGTTTGTGCAGTATTTTCGGTCTCAATAACATTCCCTCTATTTCGTTTGAAAACGATTGGATTTATTTGTGCACCATTTAACCATTCTATATCAGATGGTGTTAAATCCATTTCTAACCCAGCGATATTTGTAATTCTACCATTAGTAACACCTGCTGCTATAGTCCAAGGTGTTATAGATCCAACATTTGATATATGTTTTCTCATATATGTTGTTGCTACGTGAGCTGCTGGTGGCATATCCAATGGTCTACCATTATCATTAACTGTTAAATATGGCATGAAGTAACCAACGCAAGTTGTACCCTCACCATCACCGAATGAGTAAAGGAATGCTGGTCCACTCTCAGGATCTGCACCTTTTGCGATAAACTCTGCTTGAAGAACACCTTCAGAGTTTACGAATGTAGGTGAACTTGAGTTTTTGAATGACTTCATAGATGGCATGTTTAAAAATCCAAATGCATCTAATCTATCACCACATATATCAACCAATTGTTGTTTTGATCTCTCTGTTAAACCTAATCCAAACGAATCTACTAAATATCTGAAGTCAATTGCTTCTTTGTTAGTTAATGCCTTAAAAATAGGAGTTCCTTTTGCAGTAAGATTTAATAATGTATTTTGTCTAGCTTCGGTACCATCTGGTAAAGATGCTTCTCTTACTCTAAATCCTTTTAATGGTATTGCTTTATAAGTGGTAGCATAATTATCTACCGTTTTATATCTTGTAGTTTGTAAGTCTGTTCCGAATGCAATAACTTTAATCTCTGAATCACAAGTTATCTCTACTAAGTCTACATTTCCTGAGTATTGTCTTTTAGAAACAATTCTAGTAAGTTTTCTTGGGTATTCCCCTGCTACTAGTGTATTTTCGTCATAGAATGCCTCTAAGAAATCACCAACTTTAACTTCTGTATATCTTGCACCATTAACAAGAACCTTATTAGGAACTTGAGTATATCCTGTTGGTACCTCAATTTCTAAAGTTTGTTTGTAGTTTGATATTGCAGATTGTATCTCTATTGTACCTGCGGTATTTGTATCAACTTCTTCAAATGCTGTGAAAGTTTCATCCATAAAGTATGTATTTAACTTACCATCTGTATCTAAATACATTTTAAGGTAATGTTTTGTGTTAAAATCTTCAATTATAGAAACATTTTGAACTCTTTCATATGTAGTATTTTCACTTACTTTATAAACATAGTTGAATATACCTGCACCATCATCTATAGTGGATATTAAATTATCAGATATTATTGTAAATGTTCCTGTGTTAGTAATTGCACTTGGTATAGATATAATATCATATAATTCTAATGCCGGATCTTCAGAAGAGTTGAATGCTATATAATCATATCCTGCTGCAGATGAAGTTGGTCCTACATTTATACCAGCTGTCAATCCAAATACCGAAACTGGTGACTCGCCATTGAAGAAGTAGATATCACTTATAAATTCTTCACCACTTACATATGGTAAGTTATTTGCATTTTGTAAGATACCAAAAGGTATTCTGTTTGTATAGAAGAAATCTCCTGTGTTTATACTACCATTTTCATATTTTGTATAGAAGTTAGATTCTAAACCTACAACACCATATCCTGTTTCTGTTTCTGCAACTTCATTTTGAGTTTTAACACCTTTTGATCCGATTATGAATTCGTTATCCACTGTATATAAAACTAAAAATCCTTCGATAACATCTGATAATTCTACTGATGTTAAACCAGTGTTTAATACGAATGATTTATCTTGTGTTGTAGATGTTACTATATCTGTTATTGTCATTCCAGAAAGACTAGCCTTTTTACCACTAGTGTAGTTTAAAAGCATTGTCATTTTATCTTTATTAGTACTATCTATAAGTTCCACTAATCTATTGAACATTATAAATCTTCTATATTGTTCGTAGTTTTTAACACTTGGAGATGCATCGGTATCTAAGAATGTTACTTTAATAGATCCTGATCCTAAATCTTCTACTAAATAGTCTGTACCAACTTCAAAGTTTTTGAATCCATCTTCATCAATATTTACATTTGTGAAACTTGGAGTTCCTGAAATCTCTTGTTGGTAAACATCAAATGTTACATAACCTAATACAATATCGGTAGATGCAACTGTTGGATTTGTTGAATTGGAACTATTTACAACTTTGAAACTACCTGTAGAATCTAACACGAAAGTAGAAACGTAACTAGCAGTCGAACTACTATATACATAGTTATCCGTAGAAATTGATAATGTAACAGGATTTGAATCTAATTCAACCATGTTATCACCAACTACTGAGAATGCAATTGCATCAGTGTTTAATAATGAATATGTGGCAACAATTGAGTTTGTTCCAAAAGATGGTGATAATTCACCTAAATAGTCTGCGGCTACATTATAAACATATCCTTCTGAGAAGTATGATGTTCTGTTGTTACCATTTGCAACCCATCCATTCACTTTAGGTGTACCATATGTATGGTTAGTACCCTGTGAATTATATGCCCAAGATGCAGAACCACCTAATAGAGCAGTTACGTTACCTGGTAAATCTAATGGAGTTGAAGTCATTTCAACTTCTTCAGAAATCACATCTTTATAAGAAAGGAATTCTATATTAGTTTCATTTTTACCTGCAATTGTATGTCCAATTAAATCTAATTTACCATTAAAGAAATCTGTTTCAACTAAATCGTTATTAAACGCACAGAAAACTCCGGTTCTATCTGTATCTCTATTTATTACCGTTTCGATAAATATATTTCTACCATTATCATCTCTAAAATATGGAATTAAAGAAAGTCCTTCATAATAAGATAGAAGGGTGATATTTCTATCATTTGCAAATTCTCTAACTTTATCTTTTCTAAGACCATCGGCATTGAAGTATGTACTCCATCTAGAATCGACTGCTAAGTCTCTATAGTTTGACCAGTCTCCACCTACAACAATAACATCGACCATATAGTCAGATGCGTAATCATTTGAACTAATGTAAGGTGGCATCTTTTCAACTGAACCATACCATTCGATTAAAGTTCTATCAAAACCTGTTACCGAAGACTTAAATGCAAATACTGTAACATATCTATCTGATAGATTGGTTAAACTAAATGCTCTTTCGGAATATCCTGTATTACTTTTTGTTAAGTTGATGAATGATTCAGTATCTCTTTTCCAGAAACCTGTTGTATCAAAGAATCTTCTATAAGGACCTACTCTATCAACATCATTTAAATAATCTGCTGATGTAGATAAAGATTTATACTCAATAGTATCTAAGTTGTCATCTGTTAGTAGTAGGTTTACTGCAAAAACTGGTGCAGTTTCCAACATTTTAGAAATAGTTCTGTGAAAAAAAGAGCCTTTTCTTTCCAAGCTTCTATCCAATTGACCGAAGATTGCTTCTAAATCAGAATTATTAGTAATTCTGATAGGTGTGTTAACAGGTCCTTTTTTAGAGACACCGATTACTAAATTTGTAATACCACCTTCAGCAACTGGAGTTGCGATAACTGAGTTATCATATTCTTCTAAGAATATCCCTGGTCTTTTGTATTTTCCAATTTGAATTGCCATATTTTTAGTTTAATTTTTTATAGTTAAAGTATATATAAAATGTAAAAAGTGATATTTTTCTATTTTTTTATATCATCTGTTATTTTTTTAGAAGAATCTACTAATTCCTTTTTTATATCATCCATTTTCTTCTTTAAATCACTTTCTGCAGTTGTTAAGTCTTTTTGTGTGTCAATTATTTCTTGGCCTTTCAACTTTTGTTTTGATTTTATGTCGTTTATAGTATTTGTCTTCGATTCTACGGAACTATCACTACTATTATCAGAGTTTAATAATTTTAAATCCTCTTGATTTTGATATAAATCATCATTGTACTTGACCAATTCATCTTGTATCTTTTTTATTCTGCTCTGAAGACTCAAAACTTTTGTATATCCTTCGATAAAGGGGTTATTTGGAAATTTATCTCTTATCTCATTTATCTTATCCTTTAGTATAGTATCACCATCATCTGATTTTATATTTGTAAATGTACGATCCAGTTCGGCCTTTACTTTTGGATATTCCTTTATACTTTTCTCTAAATCATTTAACTTTTCCTTAGCGAGCATTATCTCTGGTCTATCTGTTACCTCAACATTTATATTCTCAAAATGTTTGAATTTTTTTAAGTATTTCATAGTTTATTTAATATTTGTATCTTTTATACCTTCGGTTGAACTTATATTTTCGAATCCACCATACTCTTTAATATTTTTTTCAGTTGAACTTTTGTCAATTTTAACCCTTTTAAAATCATCTTTAGTTGAACCTCTACTTAAATCTACTATGTGATTGGCCTTTATTATTTTCCAATTATTTTCTTTCTTAACAACTTTAGTTCCTTTATTGTCTGATTTCTTATCATCATTAACTCTCATAACACTATTTATAGTTATAGAGTTTGGGAGATTAAATTTACCATCTTTGTACAACTCTGTTGATTTTATACGTGTTGCCATAATTGGATAAATCTCACCATTTGGATCCTTCTCATTAAATTGATTAATTTCTTTGTTTAAATTAACCGTTGTTCTACTAAATTTTTGAAGACTCTTTTTAAGATAAAATGCAGTTTCGGAATAGTTAATATATAAAAAGTTATCTTTTATTTCTTGTATTTGGAAATAAAATCTCTTTCCGTTACCACCATTCTCAGAAATAAGTAGTGAGAACCAAGTATACTCTAAAGAGTTCTCGTTTTTAATTTTTATACTTGTTTCTCTACCATCGACAAGACTTACTTCTACCGATTTTATATTATTAGCAACTCCTGTTACAACACCACCGTCACCACCGTAATATAGATTACTATCATTCTTATCATCTTTATATCCAAAATATTTATCTAGGAATTTAGCTTGTGCACCTTGTTCTTTACCTGAACCACCTTTGTATAGCTCATCACCATCCAACATATCAGTCATGAATTTTCTTAGGTTCATACCTGCCTTTTCTATATACTCATCTCCAACTTTTAATTTAGTACCGACATTGAATATTGCTTGATATTTTTTATCTTTTTTAACATCCAATACACAATTTTCCCATTGATTAAAAATTGCATTATTTCTATATGGTCCACCACTTGCACCTGCGGTCTCTGGGGTACCACCTCCAAAACTATGATATTCTAAAAATGTTTTGTTAGATACTTTACCACCAGATCTACCAGTTGGAATAACTTGTGTTGTGTGTAACTTATATGCTCTATTAAATACTTTCACAATCTCTAATATAGGATCCATACCATCTATTACAATAGAATCTTTTTTCTCTGCAAGTTTTTTATCTAAATTTACTCTTACTTTATCAACTTCAGTTTTTTCTAAAATCCATATTTTTAGATCCATTTTTTTATCCCACCAGTCTTGTATTTTGGTAACACTATTTGGATTTTTCCACTCACTTACTTCACTGTTATTGTCATTTGTAGTATCTTCCGTTGGATCTTCGGTATCTTCCGTTGGATCCGTAGTATCCTCTTCTTTCTTAAATCCAATTTTATTTTCGGTATAATCTGCCTCATTCATACTTAAAAAAGATTTATATCTAAGTAGAGTTTTAGACTCTTCTAAAACTTTCTCAACATCATCCATAGACTTTGTAAACTCTTTACCACTTTTATCTTTGAAGATGAGATTTCTACCATCAATCCTTAATATTTCTTTAGTTATTTTCTTCCCGGTATCTCTACTATTCCAAGTAACCGTATCTCCTTCGTTCCATTTACTAGTCACTTCAAGAACATACTTCATGGATTCGTTGAATCCCTTTATATCATCCGTAAATACATCCCACGTCTCTCCCTTAACTTCAATTTTGTTTGTTTCATCAATATAAATAATGAAGCTACCATCGGGCTTTTCTTTAGTCACCGTATATATGTCTGCTATATATTTACCTATTTCATTCGACTTTTCTAATATCGTATGTACATCTTCGTTTATTCCATTTATAGATCTTATGTTTGTATATATTTTATCTATGCTTAATTTATACTTTTCATAACCGTCGTTTGTTGTTCTATCGTCAGAATTTAAAAACTTATGGAATTCACCATCTTTTATCAATATGTTTGGTTCGCTTTTAAATGCTAAATACAATGGTTTTATTACATCCCATAGTTTTTTAGTATCTAAATCTAACTTACGCTCATCTTTCGAACTTGTGATGAATTTCCATATTTTACCAACAATTTTACCGATAGGTTTACCCACTTTAGATGTGTTTGTATCGTTAGTATCTTCATCTATTTTTAGAAAATCATCATATTTCATTAATTTGGATTCAGTTTGAATTTGTTTCGGTGTTTTTTCTTTACTTTTGGCAACCGTAACATTTTCTTCACCTGGTAAAGGTTTTAGTTGATTTTTAGGAACGCTCATAGTTTTTTTATACATTCCTTTTACATCTTTAAATGCAACAAAAGCATGATCTCTCTTTATAACATCGGTTCCGATTATATCATCTTTTGTGAGAAATTCTTTATCTGGTCCAGCCTTTTTTGTTTTATCTAAAGAAATAATTTTAACAGGGTTTTCTTTACCACTTTTATTTGTAAATACATATTCTTTACCAATTTCAAACTCACCTTCTGTTGAAGATTGTTTATTTGTCTGTTGTGTTGGTGATTCTGTTGAATTTACTACATTTTTTATTTCCTGTGTTATTCCTTGATAAGTCAATAAAATATCAAATAAATACTTAAAGTTTTCTAAATATGTTTCCGTTTCTGTTCTTTTTTCTTCATTTTTGTAATCATCATCTTCTGATTCACCCTCTTCAAATTGTTCTAAATATTTTTTCCATTCATTCAATTGTCTTAGTAGTTCATTTTTATCTTCTAAATCCTTATTCGAATTAACTTCTAAAATTGCAGATTCTGTTAGATTCAATAATTCAATCTTTGCTTCACCCTTTTCTACAGCATCTTGAAGAGCTATTAGATATGTTGATATTAAAGCCTTTGCATATAGTCTTTTATCATTTTCGTCCAACTCTGCAACTGATGAGGTTAATAAAATATCATCCATTGAATCTCTGAGTCTTTGTTCAACTGACTTTATTCTTAAAAGATTTGCACCTATTTTGGCTTTCCTTAATGTTGAATTTATTAATCTACCTAATAATGAATCACCCCAACCAACATTATTGACAAAGGGACCACCTACTACATCTTCATTTATGGTTTTAATATTTTCGGAATTTGTATATTTATCTTTAATTTTTAAAATATTATTATAATTTTTTAAAAAATCTTCTCTTCTATTAATATATTTCATTATTAAAAATCTATTTTTTGGTATATATTAAAGTTTTAATATATGTTTTCCTTTTTTAATCAGAAAAAATTCACTATATTTGTAGAACAAAATAAAGAAAATATGAAAGATATAATTTGCGTTGACCTTACGATACTTAGTGATGATGAACTTAAAGAATTCTGCGTTGGGTATAATTTAATGTATGATAGTATTTTAAATCTTAAAGAAAGAACATATGCAAAGTTATGGTTAACTAAAGATGGTATACTAATTGCGTTCAATCTTGTTGAAGAAAATATTTTTGAAATTGATGATTTTGAGACAATTAGATTATTTAATAAATTCTTACCTGAATTATTGGCAGTAGAGGTATATGAACCGGTTAAAATTCCAATTATTTTAGAGGTTGATGTTATCTTAGAAAAGATATCTAAATATGGTGTTGATTCTATAACCAAAGAAGAAAAAGACTTCTTAGATAATCAATAACTTAATTTTTAAATAAAATAATATTCAAAATTTATTAAAAATCCACGATTATAAAAAAAAAATTATAGAATCTCTAAAAAAAGACAATAAATAAGGTTATTGATTTTTATATTATATAATATTGAATATATAAGATATAAAAAAAAGTCTCCAATATGAGATATATCGAATTAAAACATAATGGTAAAGTCTTTACCAATGAAAGTGAAATAAATAAAATACTAATATCAAATAAATTATACTGGCTTATAGATTCTGAGTTTGAGAACGCAATTCTCGAATTAAGAAATAATACTATAATATGGTATAGTGGTGACTTCTACTCTGGTGATTGGCACTATGGTATATTTAAGGGGGGTTCATTTCATGGTGTTTGGGAAAATGGAATCTTTGAAAACGGAAATTTTAATGGTAAATGGGTAGAGGGAATCAAGTTATGATCTAAAAAATAAACAAATAACTATGAAAAGGAGAAAAGTTGCTCTAAAAACGGTTGGGAGAAACGATGTCTATAATAATGGAATCGTTAGAATTACTAAAGAAGAAAATATATATTTTTTTGAAATTGGTAATGAGTTAACCAGTGATATAGCAGAGGCGGTTGTCCTATTAATGAGAAAATTTGATTGGGATGATAATATATGGAATTTAGAACTTGGTGAAGTTGATACAGAGAACATAACACCTGAGAAGTCTCTATTTTGGTTAACGGGTGGATATACGGAGTGGAGAACATTAGATAATTATAGTAAACCTTGGTGTGATTGCTATTTAGATTTTCAAGAAGAGTATGGTATGTTGATAATTAACATAGTAAAGCGAAGTAAAAAAATAAGTGAAATAAGAGATAATTATTGTAAGTATCTTAATTTACCTATACTTTATGATTTTGCATTAAGTAAAAATATGATAAAATAATAAAAAATAAAACACATAAAATAATGTGTTTTATTTTTTTATATATACTTTATGGATAATAAATTGGCGGTTTGTAGTAGTCCTTGGTGTAAGGCAACATTTTCTTATACTGATAGTGATATGGTTGGTAATGAAGATGTTAAATCACCACCTAAAAATTGTCCAAAATGTATAAGTTTTGATAATGAACTTAGTGGTGGTGTTACTTGGCTCGATAAAGAATATGAGGGTAGTAGATTTGATGTTATGCCACATGAAATAAAATATAAAGTAACAAATTTTAGACTATGAATGCACATTTTTTTGACATAGAGACTATCTTGGTCATGGATAGCAAGGTTTGGTTGGTTGATAAGAATAGTCCAAATTTTCCAGTATTCAAAATTAGCAATTCTGACTTTAACCTTATAAGAAGTGGAATATACAAAAGTAAAAAAAATTCTATATATTTTGGTGGATCATCTTATTGGTTACCGGATGATTTAATGAATAGTATTAAAATAAAGTGTAAAAATCTTAATATAGATATAACAGATCTAACATTTTCTATGCAGGAATTTATGAATTCTGATATAATAGAAACACTTGATTATGATATTAATATAGATAACTTAATACACTTAAAAAATAAAAATGATGATATCTATTTTATTTGCTCTAAAAACAATAAAAAAAATTATGATAAAATAATTAAGAAGATTGAGAATAAGTTAGAGGAAGTTGGTCTTTTTATTAAAAAATATTATTTTATATCAGATACATTTTACAATAGAGACTTAGATGATATATCACATAAAAAGATTAGGTTATTATTACAACATTCAATTGGAATGAAAACAGATGGTGATAAATTTGTTGACGATGAACTTCAAAGTTATGATGATATTTACTTCTATGATGATGATCAAAATACAATAAGTCTTGGTATAAAATGTAATAACCTTTTACAACTTATTATTGATAATAGTGATTCTGATATAAAATCCGAGATAATTGATTTATTAAAATCTGAGAATAAAAATATTTATTTTAATTTTGTTAGTACTAACAAGGTTAAAAGATTTTCAACTACCAAGGTTGTAATAAAATATAACATGATAAAGACTTTTGAGAATTTTAATTGGAAGAAATAGACTATTTATTCTTATCTTGTTCTTTATTCAACATTGCCATCTTAATCATATCATTCAATTTTCTATTATCAGTTATCTCACCTTCTGGTTTTGACTCTATCTCTTCTGATACTTGTGTTTCTTGTTCAATCTCTTCGTATCCTAAATCCTTTCTAAGTGTTTTATAGAACTTTTCCAATTCGGTCTTTTGTCCAGATAAAAACTTGGCATTTTCTCTTATTTGACCAACTGTTTGATTGACAACTTCATGCATTCTTGCAGAATTATCGCCATTATCAACTTGCCTCATTTGTGTAAGTAAATTCTTTCTAGTCATCTTTGTTAAGAAGATTGCTTCTGCATAAACCATAGCATCCTCTTTCATTTTACTTTTTATATAAGGATGTTCTTTTAATTTAGGAACATCACCTAAGTATAAATCTACAAGTGGTTCAACAACATCCATTGCTTGTTGACTTGCAACTGTTAAATCCGAATCATAGTCATATATTTCAATTTCTCCCAAATCGGGTAGATCCTCTGGTCTTGCAAGATGTTTAGAAAAGTCGAAATCACCGTTTTCTGACTGTATTTCGTCAAATTCGTATTTTATTCTATTTTTTTCATTTTCTTCTTTTTTAGACATGGTTTATATGATTATTTTTAGTTTTTTCTTTTTCTAAAAAGTTTTTAAGAATCTTATCCATTAGTTTTGATTTATTAATTGAATTCTCTTCACAATATTGTTCAAACTCTTTGTAAGTCTCTATGTCTACAGAGAAACCAACTTTTAATTTATTTACTCCCGATTTTCTTCCCATATTGTATATATAAATTGAAAAAAGTGTATTTTTTCCACTTTTACTACTTTATATATACAAAAAATAAATGTATATATATGGCAGTGAAGTCAAATGATGAAAGACAAATGGTATTTACTACTAAATTTGTTGATGAGGCCACTGATAAGATAAATGATGGTGTTGTTGTTAAGAGATATCAAAATCCTTGGATGAAGAGTGAGGTCGGTATCAGAAGAGCCGGTGTCTCTTTCAGGATGACACCTGAAGAACAACAAGAATACGTAAGATGTGCGTTAGATATACATTACTTTACAGAAAAGTATTGTAAGACAAAAAGAGAAGATGGATCTGTTGGTTCTATTACTCTTAGGGACTATCAAAAAGAAATATTAGATAATTTTGTAAATAATAGATTTAATATACTTATGGCATCAAGACAGGTTGGTAAAACCGTGTCTTCTGCAATTTTCATACTACATACAATATTATTTAATAATGATAAAAACTGTATGATTGTTGCGAATAAGGGTGATACTGCTGTTGAGATTGTCGATAAGGTTAAATCGATATACACATTACTACCATTTTTTTTAAAACCTGGTGTTAAGACTTGGAACCAGAAATCACTAACATTCGAGAATGGTTGTAGAATAAAAACATCTGCTAGATCTAAGACTCCTGCGATCGGTTTTACGATTGATGTTCTTTACTTAGATGAGTTTGCACATATTCCATCGAATATTATTGAACCGTACTATACGGCGGCATTTCCGACCGTATCTGCAGTACAGAATTCTAAAATTATAATAACTTCAACTCCAAATGGTATGAATTTATTTCATAGGTTACTTATTGATGCAGAGAGACCTGATGGTGATCCATTGAAGAATAACTATAAACCAATGAGAGTTTATTGGTATCAAGTACCTGGTAGGTTTGTTACTTATATAAGATTAAATCCACATAAACTTTATGAGTATGGTGTTACTAAGGATGATATCTTTGATTTAGTGAATGGTGAATATGGTGAGAAAACAAAGGTTAAAATTGAGTTTAATATGGATCAACAGAAAGATGTTATTCATGTATTTAATAATGATAAATGTACGGATGAACAGGTAAAGTCTATACATTTCATAGATAAAAATGGTTTTGAAACTTCTATATTAGCCATTGCAGAGTTGACTACTTGGCAGGATGAGGCGATAAAGGATATCGGTGGTGAAGATGCGTTCAATCAAGAGTATGGTTTGAGATTCATAAATGGTAGTAAGTCACTTTTGAATGAGGCAATAATTGATGAGTTATTAAAATCTAAACGAAATTATAAATATGAGGAGATATCAGAATTTAAAAATAAATTGAAATTTATATATGAGGACCTAAAATGGATTGACGATGATGGAATATTCGTACCATTAAGACGAAAAGATTATAAATTTGTGTTATCGGTTGATATATCAGAGGGACTTGGTCAAGATTACTCTATAATAAATATTTTTAAGGTTTCTGAGAAACCAATTGATGTAATAGAACAACAAAAACATAAATATAAATCTATAACTGACTTTTTTAGATTAGAACAAGTTGGTATGTTTAGAAATAACTTTGTTTCGGTTAAACAACTTTCTGAAATTCTTTATTTATTAGTATTTGAATATTTAAATCCTGAGAATGTTAGAGTTGTTTTGGAGTTAAATAATTATGGTAATACTTTACTTGCAGAAATGCCACATGTTTTTGATGGTAATAATAACTACGGTTCATCTGTTTTTGTTAGATATAAACATAGAATAGATTCTACCGAAGAAAAGGTTGGTCTTAAAGTTGGTGAAAATAAGAATATGATGGTTAAGGATTATCAAGATCTTATGTATAGTAAAGGTTTTCATATAACAAATGAAGATAACATACGTGAGATTACGACATTCGTTAAACATACTACAAGTGCTGGTAATACAAGATATGCTGCCGATGTTGGTCATGATGATACTGTTATGACGATAGTTAATGCCACTTCTATATTTAATAAACCAGAGTTTAAAGAGTTAGTAGAAGAATGGGGTAATAAGTATAGTCCAAAGGAATTTATGAACTATGTAAATGAATGTATGAGAAATATGGATTATGTACAGGGTCTCGATTATGGTCAAGTACTTAAAGTAAGAAGACAGGTTAAATCAAGAGTACAAAATACTGGTGGTAATGTTAGTGGTATAAACTGGTTTAATAAAAGTTAAAGCCACTCAATGAGTGGCCTTTTAATTAGTTTGCTTCCATAGTTACTGAAAGTCCAGATACTGATAACTTTTCTTTCATTGTTGAGATTGTTTCGTAATCACCATATTTCACGTCACATTTGCCCTTAAAATGTACTATGTGTGCACATTGGTTTGCCTGTTCTTCTTGATGCTTACATACTTTCATAAGACATGTGATTACCCAATCGAAAGAATTGTGATCATCATTGTGAAGTTCTAATCTATAAGGTTTTGATAAAATCTCCTCAACCTTAGACTCTACTTGTTCTTTAGTTTTACTCATATTGTATTTATCTCTTTTTTTATTATATATTATATACTAGATCCCTGATATAGTTGTTGTGGTTTTATTGACAACATCTATAATTTCACTTTTAATATCAAGTTCTTTTGCCCATTCTACAAACTTTGGTAAGTGTGCTTCACGATCATCATAGAACTTTAATTCTTCCACACCCATTTTTGTAATCATTCTTTCAAGTAGGTTACATTTGAATATAAATGTATCACTTCCCCAGTTTAAGTGTACTTCGTCGAACTCTATATTATTATCCCTTAGAATCTTTTCTACATTAGTTCTCATACCAGGAACTTTATCTAATCTTCCGGTTGCCATAATAACATATGCGTCTGGATCCGCAACTGCTTCTAAATATCTTTGGTATGTCCATTCATTCTTTGGGATATCAAAGATATCATCATCAATAGATTCTGGTTTACCCCACCATCCTCTATGTGGCCACTCTGTTCCTGTTTTTTCTTTCCAGACTATTTTACCTTCTTCAGGAAGAGGTGTGTGGAAAAGTGTATCATCAAAATCGAAACAGATAAGTCTTTTATATTGCATAAGTCTTTTATTTATTTATACAAATATATATAAAATATTTTGATATATAAAATAAATTATAAAAAATTTATGAAAATTTCAACACAGAGAAATATACTAGTAATAGTATTGATAATCCTACTGTTTTTATTTATTCGTTCTTGTAGTGGTTCGAGTAGTCAATTAAATACACTTAATCAGAATATATTCACATTAAATGATTCTATTAGAACATATCGTGATGATAATGGTAAACTTGTTTATGAGAAAGGTGTGCTTATATCAGAAAATGGTAATTTGAATAGTCTTAATAGTAATTTATCAAAAGAGGTTAAATATTTAAAGGATAATCCAATTGTGATTATAAGACCCGTTATTAGTATAACTCATGATACTACTTATATTGAAATAAAATCTACAAGTCCTGGTAAATGGGATGGTAATACTTTTACAAAAAACTTCGAATGGGATTTAAGTAATAAATATTCATCAAAAAACTATAGATTACTTGAGGGTAATTTTGATGTAAATATTGATAGTTCCTTTAACATATCAACATCTAAAATGTCTATTACTAAAGATGAATTTAACATTGAATTATCTACTGGCTTAACTGAAAATAAAGATGGTATATTGGAGATTTTTGTTAAAAGTGATTATCCAGGATTTAAACCATCTAAATTAGATGGTGCTTTAATTGATCCAAAAGACTCCGACGTTTTGAAAAAATACTTTCCGCCTAAAAAATGGGCAATTGGTGTTTACGGTGGTTATGGTGTTGGTTTAAATCCTGTCACTTTACTTCCAGTCACGGGTGTACAAATAGGTATAGGTTTACAGTATAATATATTACAATGGAATTTTAAAAAGTGAAAAAAATCATATTTTTTACTTAATATATAACTATATAAAAAATTAAACAAAAAGAATGAAACATATCAGACAATTTGAAAGTTTTAGAGTTCAAAAGAATAGAGAAGAGATAATTAAAGAATCTGTTCTACAAGTGAACGATTTATATAAGGTTAAAACAATGATTGATATTCCACAATCATTAATAAATTCTTATGTTAAGAAAGTAAAAGAAACGACAGGTAAAAATCTTCGTCAATTTTTCGGTGATGTTGATATTGCAGAAGAGATTGTTAAATATATCACATTGAATAATACTGATATTGATAAAATACCGGGTAATGCTCTAATGGGTGGTGCACAAGGTCAATCACAGGCTCAAGGTCAGGGTCAAGTTCAGATACAAACTGAAGTTCAACCACAGGCACAGACTCAAGGTCAAGAAGAAGTTCAACCACAAGGTCAAGAAGAAGTTCAACCACAAGGTCAAGAAGAAGTTCAACCACAAGGTCAAGAAGAAGTTCAACCACAAGGTCAAGAAGAAGTTCAACCACAAGGTCAAGAAGAAGTTCAACCACAAGGTGATTTCGAAGAGCCACAGGCACAGACTCAAGGTCAAGAAGAAGATGAAGAAGAGCTTCCACTTTAATCTAAAAAAATAAAAAAAACTCATCAGAAATGATGAGTTTTTTTAATATATAAACCATGAAAAATTTAAAACTATTTGAAAACTTTATTAGTGATAAGTTAATAGAGGATAAAATAAAGGATACTTGGAAAGTAGACCCTTATGAGTTTAAAGATTATATCTTATCCTCTATGGATCATGGTGGTTTATATGGTGGTTATGAAGATATTTGAAAAATATCAAATTATGTAAATAATATATAGTAAATGAGATACCTAAAAACCTTCGAAAGCCATACAAATAAAGATATTCTTATTGTTGTTGATGTACAAAAATCATTTAAAGAATTTTTCACGGATAATTATGTTAAAGAGTTGAAAAAATATTGTAACCGGTTTAATAGGGTATACCAAATATGGGATAATCATGTAGATGGTAAAAATGTTGATAAAGATTATTTATACGATGAGGATCCAGAAGTTCCTGATCATGATGATTTATATGATTTTCCAAATCAAATCGATTTAATCGAGAAAAGATATAACTATGATGTTGATGCAGATTTTTATAAAAAGGTATTATCCGAAGATACATATAAAGAGGTTAAATCTAAGGAAGATTCAGATGATATTAAAATAGGTGATGTTTTTCCTACAAAGGAGGGTACTCTTATTGTCTATGTCGGTAACAATCATGTTTGGTATCACATACCAAAGAAATTACATGAATTATTTACAGAGGTTGTTGATGCACAAAATTTAAACGAAGGATTAAATGAAGTTAATGATGTTATTCTTGTTGGTGGTGCAGATGGTGAGTGTTTGGAGGATATTGAAATTGCGGCTAAATCGATGGGAGTTCATTTAAAGATGAATAAAGACTATATTTATAGTGCAAAACATTGTCCTATAAAATAAACTATTTACTATGCCAACTAAATCAAAACAACAATTTAAATATATTTGGGCTATGCGCAATAAGTATGGTTCTAAAAAGAAAGCACCTAAAAATATGAAATGGGTTTTTGATAAAGAATGGACCGATGTTAGTTTCAAAGATTTGCCAAAAAAGATAAAAGAAAAAAATATACATAGTTATGTTGATTTTCTAAATGAGATATATTTTTACAAATAATATGGTTAATTAAGAAACTACATAATAAACATCCAAATCCCTTATTTGAAAAAATACCTCCATATACTCTTGGTGTCTTTCCGGATCTTCGAAGAATGAGACCTTCAATATATATGGCACGGAATCTAATTCTTTTATATATGTTGATATTTGACTTCGTAAATCATCCTCTATTGACTTCTCGGATAACCTTGTTTGGTGTAAGTAATATGGTAAATCGCCTCCAAATTCTGGGTCAAAGAAAAGTTCACCTTTATTTGTGAATAATATCATTTCCCATTTTTGAACAATTACCCTTATAGTATCATCCTCTATTAGTCGTTTATCGACAAATCTTGGGTGTTCGGGATATCCAAGATAAAAATCTATAAAGTTATAGTTTGCCATAATTTATATATTAAAAAATGAAATCTCTTATGGAAGAAACTAACCAAAGTATCACTCCAACTTTTGATTATATTTTTTAATATAAAATTATATAAAATGAATATCAACCATGAATTATCTCTCTTATTTTTCCTATAAACGATATTCCGACTATGATGGGATCTATGGAAGATTCCATCATCAATGTATATTCACAAACAGTGTTTGCTACTTTAAATAATAAATTAACATCCTTTCCATTCTCAATCGACCAATCGATGAATGGTTTACCCAATAGTTTAATCATTGAGTCTATTTTCTCCTGACCAAAGTTTGACATTAAAAAGTGGTAAACACTTTCATAGTTTCCACTTTCATATAGAAAGTTATAAAGATCATTTTTGACCTTACTGGATACGTTACTAACACCATTATTTATCTCACCAGTTTCGATGAAATCTTGAACTTCAACAAGTATATTACGAAAGTCTGGAAACTTCTTATTGATAATATATCCTAAGTTCTCTTTAGAAATCTCTTTCCCTTCTTTAGGTAGAATCACATTTTGAATTCTTTTATATAATTCGGTTTTTAGATACCTTTCTTCATTCGCACCTATGCAATCAAATCCAATAGTTTTAATTCTAGATTTTAGTCCTTCTGTTATTTTATTTATATGATTTGTAGTTATTATAAATCTAACATTATTGTTATACTTTTCTATAAATGCTTTGAATGCATCTTGGAATTGTGCAGAAACTCTTTCGAACTCATCCAGGAATACATATTTAATATCTGAATTAGACTCAAACATTGGTGTGAATTTACAAAAATTTTGTATTTCCTCTCTAAGGACATCTATAGATGTATCCAAAGAACAATTTAGTTCTAAGAATGGTGTCTCTTTACTATACTTACCAATAAGTATTCTCGCTAAACTTGTTTTACCTGTTCCATAGTTTCCATAAAATATATAATGTTGATTTATACCATTTTCAAATTGTTTACGTATTCTTGGAAGAAGAATTATATCTTCTATTTTTTTGGGTCTCCATCTTTCCCAAAGTATTAGACTTTTTACTGACATATTTAAAATTTATTTATCACATGATATATAGTTATGCAGAAGGAAAGTTTATTTAATATATAATGAATGATTGGAGATAGTTTTAATTTTGAAGATGTATTCTTTAGAGACTTAACAGTTTGTGTCTTAGATACGCTAGAGGGTCAGATAAAATGGACAAATAGATTTACATCTGGTGATGTTTTTGTACAAGTTCCTATATACTACTCACTTACTGGTGATGAGAGATTCTTATTAGACTCATTTTCGGATGATATAGTATCTGAAAATAGGTTTGTCGAATTAAATACCGATATGATACCAAGAGGTCATTTAACAATGACTGGTTTTAATATAAAATCTGATGAATTTGCCAATCCAAACGTTTGGTTGAGGATGGTTATTGAGAATGAGGTGGAGATTAGAAAAGTCTTAGGTAAAGTTAGGGCAATTCCAATAACTGTAAATTATGATTTAGAAATAACATTATCAAGCGAGGTCGATACTTTTAAATGTAGTCAGGCTATATTAGATACACTTTGGATTTATAAATTCATGTATTTTGAACACAATTTCATGAATATTGATGCAGTAATTGTTATGCCAGATTCAAATACCATTGAAATGAGTAGAGAAAAAAATCTAACAAGTGATAATAATATAAAGTTGAAGGTATCATTTACGGTGGAAACATACTACCCTGCATTTAGAAGAGACCGGGTTACAGATACTGGTTATCCAAGAGAATTTGGATCTGGTATGAAAGATGCCAATGGATTTGAAATTACTGGTGGTTATTCTGATTACTTTGAACAACCTTGGATAAATGGACCCTTTGATCCAAATAATCCTTTACCAGGATACGGTCAAACCGGTAGTTTCTATAATACAAATGGTGTAAATCCAAATGATATATATGGAACATTTGGAGAAGACGGTTATGCAATTGTACCAAAACGTAGTAGATGGTTCAATAATATATTAAAATCTAGAGAACGTGCTGGTGGTAGTTCAATCAATCCGGTTACAGGGCAACAAAATATAACTCCAAGAGATACAAATAAATAAAAAAAAATAGAAAAAAACGGCTTTTTGTAGTTAATATATACTCTATAATATAAAAAAAATATCTAAAAATATGAAGAATCTTAAACTTGAATTGTTTAACTTTAAAAAGAATCTTTCTCTTGAACAAGATGAGATCTCTACGATAGTTGAGGGACATATGAATGCTTGTAACACTGCATCAGAGAAAACAATTGTTAATTCGTTAAACGAAAGACTTAAACCTTATACTTATGATAAAAGTGTAAAGTCTCTTTTAGAAGGGTTGAACGACGATATGAAGAACTTCGAGTTACTTTATGAGTTGAAAAACCTTTACAATGTTCTTAACACTAAGAATAGTGGTGAGTTATATAGACAACCTATTAATGTACTTCTACAAACTATAAACCTTGAAACTGATCAAGATAGAATGTCTAAAGTATTAAACGAACTTTCGGTTTATGATTGGGTACCTGAGATTAAACTATTCGTTCATAATTTAACAAAATCTCCTGAACAAAAATCAAATTTATTAAGTGGTGGTAAAGGTGAGTCTATTTTCACAATAGTTGAATCTGTTGAAGAGGGTCACATTGCATTAGTTAAAGATTCTTGGTTCCTTTTAAGTGAGAGTGTTATCGAAAAGACATTAGTTGAAAATCATGTTAAAGATGAAGAAACATTGAGATCTTTAAGAATGTTAGAGACTGCAATGAAATATGCATCTGTCACAGAGGATAGAGTTAATTTTAAAATTTCCGAGTACTTAACAATTGGTTTATCAGTTGGTAAAAAAGGTAAAGTATTTATCAATGATGATGAGATGAATGATGAGACAACTTTAGAAAGTTTATTCAATTCTCCTATTATTCCAATTGTAAATAAAAACTTTTACCCAATCTTATTAGAAGTTTCTAGTAATCTTGATAAATTTGTTGAGTTAGATGTGGTTAAAAGAGTTAATAACTTAATTAATCCACATTTAGAATGTTTTGCATTTAATTATAAAAATACAACTTTCTTATATAGATGTGATGAGAGATATGGTAATTCATTTTTTAAGTATGAATCTGCATTAGAATTAGTTAATGAAGTAAGGAATGAACTTAATTATGACTTAACTTACTTTTATGAAAATAAATTAGGTAAAGAACTTATTGTTAAAAGAAGATTGGAAGATAAAGAAAGAGAAATAACTCTTAAATTAGAAGACGTTAATTTTAACATTGATAAACTTAAAGGTTCTATTAAAATGGTAGGTGAATCTGAAGTATTGTCAACTGCACTTAATAATTTAGAAAAGAGGAAATCAGTTTTAGATTCTGAATTATATGCTATAAAAGAAACACAATATAATGAGAGAATTAAATTATAATTCATATTGATATTTTTAAAAATCCCCTATTAGGGGATTTTTTATTTTATAAACTTTTTTGACTTTTTGTTATATAACATGAAAGTATAAAAAATCCATAAGGATTACAAAAAAATAATGCTTAATTTAATGTATTTAAATAATAGAGAACTTTATATAGAATTAGTGGTTAGTAAGGCACAAGGTAGACTTACAAGACCTGCACAAAAAATGTTAGAACTACTTGCAAAAAAGACAATCAAAAAAATGAGATACTGGTCTAATGATGATAAAATGGATTGTTATCAAAGTGGACTACTTTATGTTTTTCAAAACTGGTATAATTTTAACGAGGAAAAATCAGTAAATGCTTTCGCATATTTTACGGAAATATTTAAGCGAGGGATTGCGAAGGGTTATAATGACTTATATAAAAAGAAGGGTGATAATGACCACCAAATAAGGTTAATATCTATAGAAGGGTCTAATGATGGAATGGGTTTACACTCTTTATGATTAAACTATTTACATATGACATAATACTTCCACCAAGTATTGGAATGACTGCTATTAGTATAAATCCTTCAAAAAGTGCTTTGAGAAGATATAAGATTAAGAAGGTATTTCTACAATATTTATTGTAATCTCTACTTTTATATTCTTACCTGTAAATTCTGCAAGTTTCTCATCAACAAAGTTTGATGGATTATTTAATCTTACTGAATTTTCACCATTTACGGTTTCTATTAAAAAATTATCTTTTGCCTCAAATACTCTACCTTGATATTCTTTTATATTTATTGATTTCATAATATATTATTTTTTGTCTTACAAATATAAGTATAATTTTACATTATCACAAATTTATATATAATAATATGAGATGGATAAACGACTTTAGAGTATTCGAATCTAACGATTCTGATGATAAAACAAATAAGAGATCTGATAGGTTACTTACTGACGCACAACGGAACTATGAAGAGAATAAGAGTGAGTATCCTGGTGGTGATTCGCCTACAATGCTTTTCACAGATGTTGTTGGATCTTCTAGTATGTGGTCTGATGATGCAAAAACAATGAGTATTCAGTTGGATAAACATTTTAAAATAATGGATGATTTGGCAAGAAAAAGAGGAGGATTTGTTGTTAAGACAATTGGTGATGCATTTATGATTTATTTCAGTAAAAGTGAAAAATCTTTGGAGAATGCAATCGATTTTGCAGTTGATGTTATAAATACAGAAGAACTACCACTTAGAATTGGTATATGTTCTGGTAAAATGACTGCAAAAAAATGTAGAATACAAAATGTAGAGCTTCTAGATTTCTTTGGTGATGTTGTAAATACTGCATCAAGAATGGAATCGAAAGTCGCAGAGAAGGGTTCAATTGCATTCACATCTGTTGATAATATTGATGAACAAATAAAGTCGATATCGAAAAAACATAAGGGTTTGATTAAAATAGAAGGATCTAGTATTCCGGATTTAAAAGGTGTGAAGGTTCCATTTGTATATAAATTAAGAGTTAAATAATATAAATAAAACTTTTAAGTATATTTTCATATAAATGATATAAAATTATTTTTATGAACAAGGTTATTTTACAAATTTGGGAAGAGTCTGAAAGAGGATCGGTGATAATACCCTCCGGATGTTCTCTACATTTAGACTTTAAAGAAAGATTGAGTTATATTAGTAAAATTTATGAGGGTAGAGAGTCTGATACTGTACCTGATGAGTATGATAGAATCGTCGGTGACGGAGTTGAGGTCTTTGTAGAAGATTCACTTTTTAACATAATCAAAAAAGATAAGTCAGTTAGAATAACTGAGTATCAAATGAATAATCTTATATCATTAGATGATATAACAATAAAGGATATATGATAGTTACATTTTATATTATAATATTTAGTTTTATATTTTCAGAAATATATCATTTTTTTAATAAAAAAAGATTAGATATTATCTTCAAAAATAAAGATATCGATACAATCAGGAAGTCTGATGGTATTTTTTATATCTTAAAAATACTCTCTATAATTTGGCCAATTATTGGCCTTTTTTCAAGCTTTATTGATATATTTTTACTATTGATAGTATTTAATTTGATTAAATTCATATTCTATCATATATCAGAAACTACTTATAATTATTATATAAGGATACTACCATTTATAAACATAACTTTATATCTAATAATACTATATTATAAGTTTATACACTAAAGTTTTTTAGATTATCTTCTGTTATTATGATGAATGAATAACCTTTTTTTTTACACCACTTTATCATAGTTTCCCATTTCTGTTTATTTTTATATGCCATCTTTAAATCATATTCAAAGCTCTTCAATTTCTTCATTCCTTTATCAGGGACTGTTAGTTTACCTTCTGTTAGTGCAATAACCATTTTATACTCCTTCATCGGTTTAACTTCAACCACCACTTCTTTCAGAACACCATCATCTCCTCTCATTCTATAGAAAAAATCTGGATAATATCTATGTGCTTTTATTCTAGAGTCACCATTTTCAAAGTGTGTCATTTGATATGGGATTTCTAGACATTCTGCACCCCATTGGAATATTTCATCTTTTAAATCTAACCAAATCATAATCTTTTGTTCCCAAGAACTTCTGTAATATACACCACCTTCTGAATTAAGTTTTAATACTTTATCTTTATTTTTTGGTATGAAATTACCTCCATGATACTTTTTATTACTAGGTTTCGAATTTATCATATGATTGATTTTTTTTTATTTATATATAAAAGAAAAAAGTTTACATATGAGTAGTGGTGTATTAGATGAAAAAGTAAGATTAAGTCTTTTAGTTTATGGTAATGGTATTGAAGAGAATTTTAGAACAAATTCATTCTTTATGATGGATAAATACTCTAAGAGTGATGAAATGGTTACTTCAAAATCAACTACTGATATACAAACAGGTGGATTTTACTTTCTTCACTATATGGATGATTCAAATTGGATGAAATACTCACCGGTATTTGTGGTTGAACAAAGAAATTTCAATAACCAAATTATTGTTATGGCAGTAAATTTGAATTTTATACCATTAGAAGTTCGTGTTTTAATATTTGATAAGTACATTACTGAAGAACATTTTGAGAAGGATTCATTCTTAAAAGTTGATTATAATGGTATGTATGCCGAGTTGATAAAATTTGGATTTGAATATGCATTAATGGAATATAATGCCATACAAATAAAACTGGTACATAAAATAAATATGAATTTATTACCAAGATTTTTATACTCACAACATCCCAAGGCTACTTATGATCCAAAAAAACTTATGGATATTTGGTATAAGAAATTAGAGACTAAATCAAAGAGAAATCAAGAATTGATGAATTCTATGTTAAATGAATTCTATGATATAAATAATGAGATATCTGATAAATATTCGGTTATGAAAGGTCATATAGAAAGATTAAGAAAAAGTTATAAGAAGTATGGAAATGGGTAAAAATAGTTATTAGTGTCACTTATTTTATTTTTTGGGAGTTAACTATTTTTATATATAACTTAAAATTTTAATAATTTTAATGGCATCATATAATTATAATAACGAAAGAGAAGGACAAGGAATGGGCTTTGTGAACTCTGCAGTAGAAAATAAAGGTCTTTTTAGTAGGATTTTAAGAACCTTATCAAACCATGGTATGAACTATGATGATATGATTATCAGAAATCAAGTTGGTATTGGTATAAACGAAGATCCTTATGCAGCTAAGGGTAACTCTATGTATGATTTCTTCTCACAAAGGGCAGTTGCATCTGTTTTAAATAGAAAGTCAATTCCCTATTTAGATAAGGCATATGGTGATAAGAGAAGAATACTTAGAGAGTATTCTATAAAAGATGAGATCCGTGATATGGTTAGTTCTGTTGCAGATGAATGTATCGTTTATAATGATGATAGAGATTTTTGTTCACCTAGACCAATTTCAAATGATTACTCACAAGAAGTTAGCGATAAATATCAAGAATATTTTGAAAAAATATATAATAAATATGGATTTTCCGATAGTATAACAGCATGGAATATGATGAAAGATTTCCTAATCGATGGTTATGTTGCAATAGAGATTGTTTATGATGACAAAAAAAAGAATATTGTTGCATTTAATAGACTTAGACCCGAAACACTTGTTCCTGCATATGAACCAAATGTTGGTCACTTATGGATACAATTCCCTGAGGATCCGCAATTAAGAAGAATATTTTTAGATTCGCAAATAGTTTTCGTTTCTTACTCTACACAAAATGATTATTCAGAGACATCTTATGTCGAGGGTCTTATTAAACCTTATAATCAATTAAAGATTCTTGAGCAAACTAAGATAATGTTTAACGTTATAAATGCAACAATTTATCAAAAATTTACTATTCCTATCAAAGGTCTTTCAAGACAAAGAGCAGAAGAACAAATAGGTCAACTTATACATGATTATTCAGAAGAAGTTGAGTGGGATGATACGTTAGGTACATTATCAATGAATGGTTCAAAACATTTACCTTATAATAAACAAATATGGTTTCCTGAAGGTGATGCAGGTACTCCAAATATGGAACTTGTTTCTCCACAAGGACATGATTTAAATGAGGATGGTATGCTTAAATGGTTCCACCAAGCACTTAAAAGGGCTTCTAAAATTCCTTTAACTAGATTCGAAGGAGAAAGTGGAGGTGGAAATTTAGTTAGTGATGCTGCAGAGATGACTAGGGATGAAATTAAGTTTCATAATTTCATATCAAGGGTTAGAGCCAATTTTAAAGAACTTATTGTTAAACCTTTAAAATTACAAATGTTGATTGAGTTTCCTGAACTGAAAGAGGATGATATGATTCTTAATCAAATGGATATTATTTTCTATACTAATCAAATATTCGAAGAATGGAAAAAAATAAATAACTTAGCAAAAAGAGCAGAGGCTATAACTACACTTACTAGTGTAATGGATGGTGAAAAACCTTATTTCCACATTGAATGGATAATGGATAATGTTTTCAAACTTACTCCTGAGGAGAAAGCAGAGAATCAAAAATATTGGGCAAAAGATTCCGGTAGTGGTGATGGATCCGGGCCAGAAGGAGGTGCTCAAGGTGGAGACTTCGGTGGAGGTGCTCAAGGTGGAGACTTCGGTGGAGGTGCTCAAGGTGGAGACTTCGGTGGAGGTGCTCAAGGTGGAGACTTCGAAAGTGGACCAGAAGGTGGTGCACAAGGTGGTTCGGAACCACCTGCAGATGAAGGTGGATCAGAATTTGAATTCTAATATAATAAAAAAGTCACTCAATTTGAGTGACTTTTTTTATGCTATATTTTTCTCATATGTATCTACATAGAAGTAAACTACTTTATTATCTATAATATGTGGTTTTAAATCGATTTCTGTCGAATTGTCTATAAGTTCCTCTATAACTTTACCCATTGGTGTTTCTAAAGTTTTACATCTTAAAGTTAGTTTGTCTATTTTATTATCTTTTAGAATAAAAGACATTGATTTTATAGTAAGTACAGACATTTGTATCGAAAGAATATTTTCAACATTTCCAAGTTGTACAAACATAGATATTGACTCTACATCAAATTGTATTCTTTTACCAGATTCTAAAACATTTGTTAGTTTAATATCTCTTTTGATTGATTTCCATTCTTTGTATCTACACATCAAATCCTCAAATTGATCCAAAGTATTGTTGTTTAACAATACTTCGTAATCAAAATGTTTTATATCATCATCTAATTCAGATTTCATTAGAACTTTGTAAAATTTATCTGTTTTTTCTCCAAATCTACAGATTTGACAACAACTTTAATAGGATCACCTAATCTTATCTGTTCACCTATTGCACTATATGCAAAGTAATTATCCGAATCTGCCGTCCATTTTCCATTTAATGTTTCTAATCTTATCAATCCTTCACACTTATTTTCAGAAATCTCCACATATATACCTCTATCCATTACACCGGTAACGATACCATCAAATACTTGCCCAAGTCTTTCTTGAAGATACTCTGCTTGTTTATACTTTATAGAATCTCTTTGTGCTTTAGATGCAATCAGTTCTCTACTAGAACACCACTTTGCCTGTTCCTCTATTTTAACAGGATTTCTTTGTTTACCATTACTTAGTTTATCGAATAATATTCTATGTGTTATCAAATCTGGATATCTTCTTATAGGAGAAGTAAAATGAGAGTAGTGTGTAAACCCTAATCCATAATGTCCTATATTCTGTATAGTATAAGTAGCCTTTGACATACATCTTGTTACCAGTGTTTCAATCATATTTTCTTCAGGTGTTCCTTTTATTTCTCTTAAAAGTTTATTAAGATTATTTTTCAAAACATCACCATCTTCATTCAATTCAAGTTTATAACCAAAGTTTGTACATATACTTTTTAAAGCGGATAATTTATCATTATTCGGTTTATCATGTACCCTATAAACATTGTACCATTGATCTTTTGCTAAAAGTTTCGCAACTGCCTTATTCGCGAGTAACATATACTCTTCGATCAATTTATTTGCATCTTTTTGTTCTTTGAAATAAACACCTACTGGTTTTTTATCATCTTCGGCAAGTTTAAATTTAACTTCAATACCACCCATTTCGATAGAACCATTTTTAATTCTAGATTTTCTTATATTTTTCGCAATAGAGTCTAATTGTCTTATTTCCTTGTGGTAATCACCATCAAAACCTTCAATTATTTCCTGCGCATCTTCATATGCAAATCTTCTATCTGAGTGTATAACTGTTTTCCCATACCAGGTATCTTTAATCTTACCATCTTGTCCAAGTGTGAAAACAACCGAGAATGCCAATCTATCTACATTTGGTTTTAATGAGCATATACCATTTGATAATCTTTCCGGTAACATAGGTACACATCTATCTACTAAGTAAACAGAAGTCGCTCTTTTAAATGCTTCTTTATCTAGTTCTGTTCCAAACTTAACATAGTGTGCAACATCAGCAATATGCACACCAACTTTTATATTATTAGGATCCTTCATATCGATAGATATGGCATCATCAAAATCTTTTGCATCAACCGGATCAATAGTTATAGTTGTAACCGATCTCATATCCCTTCTAGATTTGATTTCACTTTCGGTTATAACTTCCGGAACAAGTTCCGACTCATTTAATACTTCTTGTGAGAAATCTACAGGTAATCCATATTCATACATTATCGCATTCATTTCAGTATTATTCTCACCAACAAAACCTAATATCTTAGTAACCTTTCCTCTCGGTGACTTTTTACCAATTTCCCAATCTAAAAAGTCAACTAGTACCTTCTGACCATTCTCAACTGTAGTATTTCCTTTTATATAGAAATCTACAGAGATTTTTGGATTATCAGGTATAACAAATGTTGTATCTTTTTTAACTTGTGCTGTTCCTACAAATTGTGTTTTAAATCTCGAAGTTACTTCTAATACTTTTGCCTCTAACTTACGTTCTCCTTGGAATATCTCTATTCTAACTGTATCTAAGTGAAGTGCATTTAAAGTTTTTTTCTTATGTACGAAAACTTCTTTACCATCGATTTTAACTCTTGCATTTCTCGATGCAGTGAACTCTATTTGTGATTCAAATATGTCACCTTCTTTTATTTTATTCATCTTTTTTATTCATTTTTGATATATTATCAACACCATATTTATCTACTAGTGTTTTTTTCATTTTTGATAATACATTTTTATTTTGTATTGGGTAGTCAACACCAAAGTTTTTTCTAAGAGTTTCCTTTCTTTTAACTTCAGAACATTTTCTACAGGAATAGTCTCCCCAATTATCATTATCATATTTAAGGTAATTTTTGTAGATTACTTCTTTCTCAAGACCACAACCATCACATTTACACTTTATTTTATAGTGTGATCCATTTGGTAAAAGTCCCACTGGTATATTAATTTTTTCACCTATCGAAATATCATATCCCAAGTCTTCATAATATTGATAGTTAGACTCATTTATTTTTATTTCAATTTCTCTTGTAAGTATCATATTTCTTAATTGAGGATATAAAAAATCCACTATATATTTTATAAAAAAAAATGATTTAGTTTCAAAATAATAATAAGATATTCTTAATCTATAAAAAATCCACCTTTATATTTTGCTTGTTTTTGGTAGTTATATATACACTAATAATTATACAAAAAAAAACAAACTATTTCATGAAACCAGTTCTAATTGTAGAAAATTCAACGAACTCTCTTATAAGAGAAAGTTCAAGTACTGGTAAGAAGGATTATATTTTAGGTGGTACATTTACTGAGTTCGGTGTTAAAAACCGTAACGAAAGAATCTATACTGCTCCTAAATTCCTTCCTGCTTTAGAGGAGATGAATGAAAGAATGAACAATTTAGGAATTGTCTATGGTGAATTTGATCACCCGGATGTTTTCGATACTTCACTTTCAAGAGCTTCTCACGTAATTACAAAGGCTAATTATGTAAAAGAATCAAACTTAGTAGAAGGTGAAATCAGATTATTAAGCACTTATTGGGGAAAAGAGGCAAAATCGTTAGTTGACGATGGTTGTCCTATTTTCGTTTCATCAAGAGCTGCAGGTATTACTGAATCTGACGGAACCGTATCATTAAAAAAACTATTCACTTATGACATTGTTGCTGATCCAGGATTTGCATCAGCTAAGATGAGTGTAAAGGTTCTTAATGAGTCACTTGGTTATGACAACCCAAAATCCAACTTTAGGATATATGATTTATCCAACGAGTCAAAAACAGAAGAGTTATTTAACATGAACAACAACGAATTTGTTACTAAACAACAATTAACTGATTACTCTCAGTATTTAGTTAAAGAGTTGGCGTCAACTAAGAAAGAAGTTAAGAACGCCATTACTAAAGGTAATATTGAACCTAAAAAACTTGAGCAATTACTTGAGTATTATGATGAATTGAACAACACTAATTCACAAGTAGCTAAATATTTAGACTACTTAGCTGAGAAAGTTCAAATTATGGTTAATGAGAATCAATCATTAAAAGAAACTACAGATAAACTAATCAAACATAATGATTATTTGGCTGAAAATCTAGAAAAGGCAGTAAATTATTCTGAATATGTTGCTGAAAATTTAGATAAGAACATTGCATATTCTGAATATGTTGCTGAAAATTTAGATAAGAACATTGCATATTCTGAATATGTTGCTGAAAATTTAGATAAGAACATTTCTTATACAGAATATGTTGCTGAAAATTTAGATAAAAACATCGCTTACTCTGAATACATTGCTGAAAATTTAGATAAAAACATCGCTTACTCTGAATACATCGCGGAAAACTTAGATAAAAACATCGCTTATGGTGAGTATATCGCTGAACATGTTGATAATTCTATCGCTTATTCAGAATATTTGGCAGAACATGTTGAAGGTAATATTGCTTACTCTGAATACATTGCTGAAAATTTAGATGATAATATTGCATATGGTGAGTATATCGCTGAAAATTTAGATAAATCTATTAACTACCAAGGATTAATAGTTGAGAAGTTAAATGGTGGTAAATTAAACGAATCGGAAGGGGCATTCCCAACTTTAAATACTGTTGGTTTTGAGACTATCGTTGAAGAAAACGAAGTTGAAGAAAACGAAGTTGAAGAAAACGAAGTTGAAGAAAACGAAGAAAATGGTATTGCAGAAATTGCACCCGAAAATGTACATGCATACGAAGAAGAAAAAGAAGAAGAATGTGCTACTGATTATAAAGTTAACGGTAACTCTGATTCTGAATTATCTGAATCTATTGATAAATTAATTGAAGAAGCTAAAAAACGTAAAGTTTCTGAAACATCAGATTTGAATTTCTTGAAATTCTTATCTAAGTCACAAGTTGATAGCTATTATGCTTTAACAAATGAAGAACAAGATAGTGTTAAACTACACATAAACGAAAGTAGTTACTTCACACAAAAAGAAGTATTGTCTTTGATCTCTGAAGCATTATCAACTAAAAACGAAACTCTTGAAGAAAGAGTAATCAGATTAATGCCTGATAACACAAAGGCTATCTGGAACCAATTGAACGAATCGGCTAAAAAATCTATCATTTCACAAGCTAGATTATACCCAGCTGAGGTACTTCAAACTGAAGGTCAAGTTGAACACTTTTGGACAACAAGAAACCTTAAAACAAATGAATCAGTATCCAAAAAACTTGTTTCACATGAAGCTCTTATCCAAGAAGATAAGTTGTCTGATAATGATGTAACAGCAATTATGGAAAGATTCAAAAACATTTAATCTATAAAAAATCCACTTATGTAAAAATAAGGTTTTTTAACGATATATATAGATTATTAAAAAAAGAAAAAAAAAAGAAAAAAAATTATGTCACACATTAGAATAGACAACGCGAAAGCAACTAAGAAATGGGCTCCAGTTTTAGAAAACATGGGAGTAACAGGTGATAGAGTTGAATGGATGTCGGAGTACGCTGAATTTCACTCAATCAATGAAAATGCATATGTAAACGCATCTAACGTTGCGGGTATGGGAGGTGTATTTGCACCACAACCAGCTGCTTATGCAGGTAACACAATCGGTGGTAACTATGCAGCAACAACTGCAGGTGGAACAATTGGTTCAGGAGACGTAGGTCAAAACTTATTACCAGTAGCTATGAAAATTGCTGCTCAAACAATCGGTTTGGATTTAGTAGCTGTTAAACCAACTCCGGGTCCAAAAATCGATTTACTTTATATTGATTTCCAATATGATGATACTAGATTAGGTGATTCTGACGAAAGACCACAAGTTTTCAAATTAAATACTACTAACAATTCTGATCTTGTTGCTGCAATCCAAACTGGTGCTGGTTCAACAATTGTAAATACACAAGGTGGTTTAGCAAATGGAAGATTCTTCTATTCAATCAACGCAACAGGTACTGCTTCTTTAGGTGCTACTGTATCAACTACTGAACCTGCAAGTAAAGAAGGTGTTGTTGAGTTTTTAGGATTCTCTAGAATCGATGGTTTCCCAATGTTCAGAGCATTTAGACAAACAAATACTGCACATACTGGTGTTAATCAATTCACAACTGCTTGGGGATTTGATGTAACAAGAAACACTTTCGCACCAACTGCATCAATGGTTTCTCAAATCGATCAAATCGCGGGAGTTACACCAACAGGAACAACAATTGAATTAATCTCTGCATTAGAAGATCATATCCCAGGTTTCTCTACAAACTTTGGTGGTGTTCCTTCAGGTTCTGCACAAGGGTCTTACCCAATGTCAAGAGAAGAAGATGATAACAGTTATGCTGGTGTTATCGGACCAAAAATTTCTTCTAAAACTATCGCAGTTGGTACTATTGAAGTAACTTCAGCTTTAAGAAGAACAGAAATCGAAGATATCAAAGCTAACACAGGTATGGATATCGTTCAAAAAATGGAATCTATCCTTGTTAATGAGTTGTCTCAAACAATCTCTAAACAAATCGTTGCTAAAATCTTCGAAATGGGTTCTTTAAATAGAGCAAGTGCTCCTATCAAATCTGGTTCAGATACTATTTTTGATTTAAATACAAACTATGCTGCAACTGGAGTTGTAGGTGGTGAAACTACTCACGCGGTACAAAGAAAATTGATCACGAAAATTGCTCACGCTTCTAACTATATCGCAACAGAAGGTCGTGTTGGTCCTGCTCAATACCTTATCACAAATGGAGGTTTAGCTGCGGCATTACAAGATATCGCTGGTTACACAATCAACCCTGTTAAATCTAAATTAAACGGACAAGGTCAATTATACCCTGTAGGTTCTATCGGAGATATCGCTATCTATGTTGATCCTTACATGAAATATAATGACAACAGAATCGTTTTAGGTAGAAAAAATAACCCAGATCAACCAGGTATTATTTTCGTACCTTACTTGATGGCACAATCTATCTCAGTTATTTCTGAAGCGACTTTCGCACCAAGAATGTTACTAAGATCTAGATATGCGGTTGCTGAAGTTGGATGGTTCCCACAAAAACAATTTATGACTATTCAAGTTACTGATACTGAACAATTATTGAACTAATCTTAACTAATAGTATAAAGATAATAAAAAAGCTTCTCTCAGAGAAGCTTTTTTTTATTTTGTGTTTTTTTTATTTAATATATAAACTATGAAAAATATAATCACATTTAAAAAATATTTTGAAAGTAAAAATAAAGTAAATGAAGGTTCTGTTGAATTGTTTATGGCAGGTGTTACTTTATTAGGATTGACTAATTTAGGCTATTGGGCCACCGAAAATATAAAATATTGGACATCTAAACATGGAAGATATTTCAAAGCTTTAGAAAAAGATAAAGAATTCTTTAAACAATTTGTAGAATTACTTACTACTTATGGTAAAGGAGATCCTACACAAGCATTTAGATATATCTTTAGAGGTTTAGGTTTTGAAAAAAAGAAATTTATAGATGAAATTTTTGAATTACCTAGAGCACTTGAGATAAGAGAAAAATTAGGTATTAGTGACGATCCAGATTCAACAATGTGGAAAGTAAAATATGATTTTAATGATGCACTTATAAATGGATATGTTGAACGATTCATAGTTAAAAAACTGAAAAGTATCAAGAGAGACATAAATGAGTCTAAAAATAAGTTTCCTGATGTTAAGAAGATGGATATAGATGGTTTTATAGTTTATATCGGTAAAGATGCAAAATCTAATGATTACTTAACATTTAATATGGCTGATGATGAGGATATATGGATGCATGCAAAGGGTGTTCCAGGTAGCCATGTTGTTATCAGAGTTATGGATAATCTACCAACAGAAACAACAATTAAAAAGGTTGCAGAACTTGCAAAAAAGAATAGTAAGGCAAAAAGGGAAACTAATGTACCGGTAGTATATTGTCAGAGAAAGTTTGTTAAGAAAGAACCTGGTATGAATGATGGTCAGGTAAAAGTTGACTATATAAATTCAAATGATATTAATATATAAATAAAATAAAAAGATATGGCTGAACAAAAAATAGAGTTCTCAAAAGAACTTACTGAAGTACTAACTAAGTTGGAAAAACAAGGAAATTACGTTGCATTTGAACTTCTTTGGATGACAGAACCTGATGCTGAATATTTCAATGGTTTAAAGATAACTAAGGTTGATGTATCTAAAGTTGATTGGTGTTTTAATATAACAACAGAAAATGGTGTTAAAAACGATATGAAGATTGGTAAATTCATCAGATATTACTTTAAAAATATTATAAATGATTATGAAATAACTAAGTTTTCCAAACTTTATAATAGTTTAAAAAGTGGTAAACCACATGAAGATGGTAATCCTATAAATGTTGAGAAATTTGTATATTCTCCTAAGGATCCAAGAAAAACATTTTTATCATTGGTAACCAAAACATACCCACATGGTAATGAAGATGAGGTTCTACAATTCTTACCTACTTTACAGAAAGATATTATAGGTAATTATTATACTATTATAGGTGGTAACACAAACACAATGTTTACTTGTCACTTAGATACCGCAGATAGAACACAAATGACAACAACACTATTCTCTAAAAAAGAAGGTGATGATGAGATTATCGTAACTGATGGTAATACGGTTTTAGGTGCCGATGATAAATCAGGAACTACCGTTATGCTTTATATGATGGCACATAATGTACCTGGATTATACTATTTCTTTATTGGAGAAGAAAGAGGTGGAATTGGATCAAACGCACTTGCAGATGTTTATGAAAGTGTAGATTATTTAAAAAATGTTAAAAGATGTATTTCATTCGATAGAAGAAACTATAATTCTATTATAACAAACCAAATGGGTACAGAATGTTGTTCTCCTGAATTTGCAGATGCTTTATGTGATGCATATAATGCGAATGGTATGGAAATGAAACCTGATAATGGTGGTATTTATACAGATTCTGCATCATTTATCGAAGATATACCTGAATGTACAAATGTTTCGGTTGGGTATTTTAACGAACATACTGGAAAAGAGAAACAAAATATAACCTTCCTTATTAAACTATGTGAGGCATCAGTAAAGGTAAATTGGGATTCTCTACCTACCAAAAGATCATTAGATGAGATTATATCATATAAAAAACAATCATTAGAAGCAAAAAAGAAACATAAAGGTTTATTAGAAGAAGTTAAGAAAACAATTAATTTAGATAGACTTATTTCAGTTGATGGTGGTGTAACATATATGTGTCTTGATTTAGAAGGATCTGATATCGATACTATACTTGATTCTTTAAAATCTCTAAAAGAGATAATGAAAAAACATAATCTTAGAGAAGAAGTAGTCTTTGATGAGACATATTTAAAAATAGAACTTAAATAAAATGATAAAGAGATATAACAACTATATTAAAGAGGATAAATACGAAGATGAATTCTTTGACGATTATGGTTCACAAGATGAATATGAGGGTCAAGATGACGCACAAGGTGATGATGATATGGAACACCTTCTTTACCTTTTGAGGGCTTTCTTAAAGGATGCTGGTATTAAAAATGTGAGTTTGAAAAATACAAATTCTAGTATACAATTAGAAATAATTACTAAAAGAAAAGAATCTATAACAGAAGTTATAAGAATTTTTGAAGTTTTGAAAAAATTATCTAATGATATAATGGGTGATTATGATTGTGAGTTTGATATTTGGGAAACAAATAAGGGTAATCCATTATTGATAATTGACTTCTACTTACCAGGTGATTATAATTATGAAGATGATGATATGCCATTTTAAAAAAATATTAAACTTTTTTAGGTATTTAGAATATTATATATATCTTTGTTAAGATAAATAACGAATACAACTTGGGGGTGTCTTAGAATCGCCTAGCAGATTGGTAGTAGTTATGCAGGTATCGGGTTATCTAGTGTCCGATTAATAAATTAAGAGGTAACGTCGTAAATGGCAAAACAAATGAAGTAGGAACTCGTGAAGACTTAGTAGCGACCCTTAAAGCAATTGGAGTTAACACTCCAGAATTGGTATAAGAGAACCAATAAAAAATTTCTCCCAGCTGTATCACACAGACCAAATGTGAAACCCTTTTTGTTAGAGTTTGAGTTAAAACTAAATATTTTGTAAGTTTAAGAAAAAACTTTCTAAGCCTGTGAAGATTAGTTATTAACAACTGAGTAGTACATGAGGAGCAGTACCTCATCACCTCCACTAACGATCTCATTATCATTTGATAATGAGATCTTTTTTTTCAAACATATTTACCTTACTACATAGAGGTTGTAGATTCGTATAATGATTTAATCTTATTATATCTTCTTCTGTTTCTGCTGAAGATAATGGTATAATATGATCAATTTGCCAGGTTTTTTCGTACTCACCATTATATAAACCGTGATTTTTCCAATCCATCCAGTTCTCAAACTTAGACTCCAAATAATTTTTAAAATAATCAAATGAACAACCTAATACTTCCTCTGTTTTTGATTTTTTATTGAAACCGCCTTTCCTAATGCTATTTGATACCAATGTCCTTATTACACATTTTAATTTAAATAATGGATCTATTTTTTTCCTATATTTTAGATAGTTTCGATGATTTTTTCTAAATCTATCTATATTATTATAATAATATTTTCTATTTAACTCCTTATACTTATCCGGGTTTTTAATATATCTTTCTCTATCTTGTTCTTGCTTTCTTTTTTTATTTTATTCAATTTCTCTATATAATTTATTATTTTTATTTCTCTTTTCTTTATTATTATCTCTATATTCCTTTTCCATTTTTTTATATTTCTCTATATTATTCTCTCTATATAATTTTATACAAATTTTGCACTCATTTTTAAATCCATCTTTAATTGCATTACTTTTGTGAAATTCATTAAATTCCTTTTCGGTATTACACTTTTTACATATCTTTATCATAACAAATCATTTCTTTTTTCATATATAGTATATATAAAAAAATATATCTCCTTATGGAAAAATATAAAGAAACTAATCAAAAATCGAAGAAAAATTATAATTCAGATAAAACTTTTATTCAGATATCAAAGGAGCTACATCAAAGAGTTAAGAAACATTGTGAAGAAAATAACCTTAAAGTAAAAGATTTTTTAGAAAAATTATTAATAGATAACCTATGAAAAAATTATTAGACAGATTGTAAGTAAATAAAAAATAACTTACACTCATGAACAAACATCAAAACAAACACTGGTTAAGAGAAAAAGAATATCGTTCTCTAAAGAATCTCTATTATTCGGATTTTTATTGCACCAGAACCTCTACAGAAGCAGAGATAGAAGAAAGACTATGTTCAAAATTCTGGAACGAGTTTTGTGGATTCTATCATACTGCACCTAAACACTACAGAAAGACTCTTAACAGAATACAAAGAGCAAAATCAAAACAAACTCTTATCAGAGAGCTCAATGGATATGATGTGTCCTATGAAGATAATTATAAAGACTGTAGCTGGTTTTGGTAATTTTTATATTTTATTTTAGATATTTTATTGTATAATAACTATGTTTGTCTTCTTTATATAATTCTCTCCTTTTTAACCAAGAATCTATATTGTTCAATCCCTTTAGATGTTGACCAAATATAAAATCATAACCATTATCTTTGGCATAATTTTCAAACCAATCTTTCAACTTATCACCCAATCCATTACCTCTATACTCTTTTTTAAGACCAAGTGCGACTCCTTCTAATCCACTTTTATCTTTTATTTTCTTGTGTGATAATAGATAGAACCCAATAATATCACCATTATTGGTTAATTTACATGATATATCAAAATCGACAATAGACCTAATATAATCTTGGTTGTCATCATATGACATCAAATTAGAAAAAATATGTGATGCCATATCAACAACCACATCTATATCCTCAATTTTAATCTTCTGAATTTTAATATCACCAATTTTAAAAGATTCATTATATTTTCTCAAATATTTCATTTTCTATATATAAAAACAAATAACTACTTTTTTAATATAAGTATCTATGATAGATAAATTTGAAGGACGTTGGAGATTCTTATCGAATTTCCATGCATGTAAAGTTGAACATCAGGGAATAGTATATCCTTCTGTTGAGCACTACTACGTAGCGATGAAGTGCAACAATGAACAAATGTTAAACGGTAAGCATTATACTATTGGTGATTTTAGAGAGATGATTGCCAAAATTTCAAGTCCGGCAATTGTTAAATCTTTAGGTAGAAAAATACAAGTTAGAAAGGACTGGGATGAGAAAAAGCTTGGCTTTATGCTTTATGGTGTAAGAGAAAAGTTCAAAGATCCTGTATTAAAAGAACTTCTATTGAGTACTGAAGATTTTTCATTGGTTGAATCTAATGATTGGAATGATAAATTCTGGGGTGTGTGTCAAGGAAAAGGATTAAATCATTTAGGTCGAATCTTAATGAAAGTTAGAAAGGAAATAAGAGATAAAGAAAACGGTGTTGTTGAAAGACCAAATTCTTTGGATCAATTCTTCAAACAAAGTGGACAACAAACCGACTAGTTGGTTTGAAGATGTGACCGTTTATTTAGAAAGAAAAAAGAAAACTTTCGAAGTAGCAGTCTCTATAAGTAATAGTAAAATTAAATACAGAAAAAACAATAAAATAAATAAAAATGTCGGTAATATCCTATTTTGGAGGTAAGGCGAACTTCCAATCATTCATCACGCCAAAAATACCTAAAGATTGTAAAACATACATTGAACCATTTTCAGGTTCTTTTGCAATCTATATGGATTCAGACTTAGAGTTTGAAAATGTTATCTTTAATGACCGAAACAGACACCAAGCAAATCTTATGAGATGTTGTGCATCTCCGGAAGAATTCTTAGTTGAAATAAAAGCACTTATGGCACCAGGTGGTTTACTATACAATGAATTAACTACACCAGAAGAGAAATGGGATTTCTATAAAGCCATATATCGAGATTATGTTAAGAACGATTTCTTAGATAATATGGATTTTGAGATTGGTGATTTCAAAGTAGGTGCTATTTATGCATTTCTTATCACATCTTCTTTCTCAAGTGTTTATCCAAGAGGTGGTGGTTTCACTGGATATAAAAAGAAAAAAGATAAACTGAATCTTTCTATTTTAATAAACAAGCTTGAGAAAAACAAATATACTAAAAGACTTCAAAACATCACTGAGTTCAACAACTCTGACTTTGAAGAAGTAATCAGAAGACATGATTCAGAAGATACTTATATCTATTTAGACCCACCTTATGCTCGATTTAACGACGTTAAAAACGATGATGATGGTAGACGTTTATTTTGGTATGGATGTGATGATAAAGACACTTTTGGTGTTGAATCACATAGAAGATTGTTAGAGTTGTTGAAAACTACAAAATCAAGATGGTCTCTATCCTATTATTACTTTCCTTTATTAGAAGAGATTTTACCAAAAGATAAATATATTTGGACTTCAAAGGAATTTCATAGACCATCTGCGGTAATTAAGACAGAGGGAGTTGAAAAGGAGAAGGGAATCGAACTTTTAATTATGAACTACGACCCAGAAACAGGAGAAAGAGTATAATGGATATAGTGGATATGATAAATTCCGGAATGGATCTTTTTGACTATTCCGGTTTTTTCAGAAAGAGTGATTATATTTCTGGTCTTGAAAGAGTTCAATTAAGTATGAATGTTCCGATTCAATCATGTGTTGATTATCAACAAGAATATATTCGACAACTAAAAGATGAATTTAAATCAACCATACTTTCTAAAACATTTAAAAATATACGAATTACTAATGAATATTCAGTTTTAGATTTAAGAGGTAATAATCTAGAAGATGGTGATCAAGTTATCATAAACAGAGTATTAGATGAAATAAGAAGTAATAATTACAGAAATTTAGTTGTTTCTTCTAAAATTGGATCCATACTACAAGATTCCTCTTCATTTTTAATGACTTCTGAACCAATATCACAAGGTATTTATAAAATAGGTAGTATTTATGGATATCAAGATATATATGTTGATCCTTATCTTAGATATGATGATATGAGTATTTTATTATTTAATGATGTTTTTATAAACATAAGGGATATTGAAAGTAGTTTAAAACTTGAAACAACTTTTAGTCCTAGGGTTCTTATAGATTTTAATTATTCTATTAATTGTGCTAGTTCTAAAGTTATCTATTTATTAGATGATAAATATCCTAATATTAGTCCAGATTTATTACAAAGAATACGTGAAGATAAAATAAATGAAATATTAGATGAAGACTGAAGATTTTGATAAGATACATTCGTTAGGATTTTGGATAACAATAGATTGGAATATTTGTTTTACGATTGAGTTATCCACGGATGATATGTTAAATATATTAGTCTGTTCTTATGATGAACAATGGTCACCTAATATAAAATTTGAGGATATTATTGAGTTATCTTGTGATATATTTTATGAATGGTATAATGAGAATAAGGATAAGATAGATAATCTAACACATGAAGATTTAGATGATATCATATTGGGTGATATTACTAAACGTGTTAAAAGGAATCTAAACTTAGACAAACTTCTATAAACAAAAAGAGAGTCAAATGACTCTCTTTTTTATTTTTTTAACCAATCTATAAAACTCATTTCCAAATCATAGAATTCCATTTCAAATCTATATTTTTCATAAACTTTTAAACAAATTTCCTTTTCTTTCCTTGTAATTTCTTCAGAATCATTATCTCTATCATAGAATCTCGAGTTCGTACCAAAATGTGGGTAATGACCTTCGTTTTTTATTTCAGTGTTTTTAGGAACTAACTTTTTTAAATCCTTACTCATTTGTTTATCAACAGATTTACAATAATCGTTATCATTTTCCATCATCCAATTATGAAGTTTTAAAAAGTCTTTTTGTGATAGATTTTCACCATCTAATTTAAGTTTGATTAGTTTAGATATATCACCAGATATACCTTCATTAGTTTCTTCTAATGATTTTAAATCATCAACTACTTCATCCTTTGTAACTGTAGTTATTTTACGTGTCGTTTCATCAAACTCATTTCTTGTATTAGTTGTATATTGTTGTTGATCAGAATTAGGTTTAAAAGATCTTTTAATCTTTTGAAGTCTTTCTTTTTCAACTTCGATGTTGAAATCTTCGAATCCTTTTACTTTTTTTGACATATTATTTATTTTTTAGTTTTTTATCCAATAGTTTAGCTATATTAGATCCTATGAAGTAATGTAAGTTCTTAAGAGTATCTGCTTCTACCGTTTCAATCTCATCCATAAATCTAAACTGATATTTATAAGTATCTTTATCATCTTTATCATCGGCATCGATTTTAGAAATAGATAATTCCATATGATAGTTATCATTTATATTTATTTTAAAATCAAATGTAGTTTTATCACAAGGTGTTGTTTTAAACTTAGGTTCATACTCTACATCAAATATAGAATATTCAGTTATCTTAGCTCTTTTCATGTAATAATTTAAGAACATAGCAGGTGCCTCAATAAAATCCGAAAGTATTTGTAAGTCTTCACCAAAATCTTTAGATTCGATAACATCTTCAATTTTCTTTTTTAAGTCGATTATTGTAGAGAACTCTATTTTGTGATATACACAATTTATATCATATAAATATATAAATGAGTTATCAATTATATGTCTTTTATTTAGATCGGTTTTAAATATGAATTTTGTATGTATTATTGAAGTATCTTCGGTTGTTAGGCCATGAATAGATATTATAAGTTTCAAGAAATCTTCATCATTTGACATTTCATAAACCGTTTCAACCGTGTTTACCATTCCCTTTTCTTCCTGAAATATATCTCTAAATACTTCTTCTATTTCTGATATTTTAATATCCATTATTTATTATTTATTTTAGTATTTGATTCAAATTGTTTATCATAAGACTTACGTTTTAATTTCATTATCTTTTCGATATATCCATTACGACGCAAAAGCTTAAATACAAGATTACCTAATGAAAGTTCACCACCTTCTTCTGCCAATCCACTTTTTCTATATTTTTTAACTTTATCCCAAGCTTTATTCAATTTCTCATTGAATTTTTCATATTTATCCTCATCAACTTCATCCTCAATTTCATCAACCATCATCATTACAGACTTCGATTTTTCTCTTAAAGATTCTTCATCTGGTTCGAATTCAACTTTCTTTGGTTTAACATTCCACTTATTTTCCAATAATGAAAATACACCGCTTGATTTATGTGGTTCATCTACATCTTGTATATAAACTTCAACTTCATATCCTTTTATTTTGATATCATGTCCGTCATTCCAGTTTTTCTTTGCAGAATCCACAAACTTTTTAACTAATTCAACATTATCATCAATATCTTTGAAATCAATAAGAATATGTAAGTCATAGTCTGAGTACTTTTCGGACCAGTTATAATTAGATAACGATCCAGTTAAAATAATATCTTTAACTTCTGCTTCAAGATCCGTAGATTTATAAAAGTCTTCTGCAATTTGTAGCAGTTGTCTTCTAACCTCTGAATCTAATTCAAAGTCCTCCCATAGTTTAGGGTTTAACTCATCTTTTATATAAAAAGATTTTATCGGTTCAAAATCATCCTGAACGAATTCGTAAAATTTATTAAGTTTCATAAAGTATATATTAAAAAATATATTACAAAATTAGTATAATGTACAAGCAAATCTAACTGCTGTTCCGGTTCCGATCGGAGAAGTCGGCATTGTTGAAATATTAGCCGTATTTGTTATTGCAAATGTAGAATCTGATATACCTGTATCATAAATTGTTCTCCAAGAAGTACCTGATGGATAAAACCCAACAACTATATCCTCACCAGCAGTAACGTTCAAATTTTGACCTTCCTCTGCAGTTAAATTAATAACATTTGGTCCAATTCCTGCAAGAGCACTACCCTGTCCTATTAGTGTTAAACTACCAAAAACTCCTCTATAAATACCAAATAGTACGTTATCACTTCCTGAGAAACCCCACATTTTAACCTTACTTATAGTCATTGTAACTTCTGCAACTGTTTGGTAGTAATATTGAGTTGTTGCTGCAGTTGGGGCCGTATCACATATACCTACATTTATAGGAGAAAATGCAACATTTCTCTGATTAACCCATTGTGTATTATAATCTATAGAATCTATTTTAGATAAAATTTGACCACTTGTTCCTCCAGATGCCATACTTATTCCCGATGTTCCACTTGTTCCATCAATTCCTGAAGTTCCTGATGTTCCATCAATTCCTGAAGTTCCCGATGTTCCACTTGTTCCGTCAATTCCTGATGTTCCTGATGTTCCGTCAACTCCTGAAGTTCCCGATGTTCCATCAATTCCTGAAGTTCCCGATGTTCCACTTGTTCCGTCAATTCCCGATGTTCCACTTGTTCCGTCAATTCCTGATGTTCCTGATGTTCCATCAATTCCTGAAGTTCCCGATGTTCCACTTGTTCCGTCAATTCCTGATGTTCCTGATGTTCCTGATGTTCCGTCAACTCCTGATGTTCCTGATGTTCCGTCAACTCCTGAAGTTCCCGATGTTCCATCAATTCCTGAAGTTCCTGATGTTCCATCAATTCCTGAAGTTCCCGATGTTCCACTTGTTCCGTCAACTCCTGAAGTTCCTGATGTTCCATCAATTCCTGAAGTTCCTGATGTTCCATCAATTCCTGAAGTTCCTGATGTTCCATCAATTCCTGAAGTTCCTGAAGTTCCATCAATTCCTGAAGTTCCTGATGTTCCATCAATTCCTGAAGTTCCTGAAGTTCCATCAATTCCTGAAGTTCCCGATGTTCCGTCAACTCCTGAAGTTCCCGATGTTCCACTTGTTCCGTCAACTCCTGAAGTTCCTGATGTTCCATCAATTCCGTCATTTCCATTTACTACCCGGTTGTAGAAAAATACCCCAGATTGTCGGTTTATAATAATCTCAACATCGGCTATACTTATTCCAGTATTGGTAGTATTTATTATTATTCTATGTGTAGGTACAATTTCCGGAAAGGGAAGACCATATGAGGAAATTGTTTCCTCGAGAGCATCCTTTATTTGTGAATGTTTCTGTCTACCCATCAATAATTTAATAGGATATATTGAATCATTTGTTGCCAATAACCAATATGCTATATAAGTGTTATTTGTAGATTCAACTAAACTACCAGTACCGCCTATTCCAATTGGATTGTACATCGCATATGATGATCCTGAAACCCAAGGATTTGTAGATGGTGTTATCTGAACATAACTATCATTACTATAATATAAAACAGGTATGTAAGCAGTTGGTGATAATATTTGTTGATATGGTGAAGATGGTGTAGTATTGTTTGTTATTTCATGTACCAAATCTTCATCTGCAATTTCAATATCTTCTATTGAAAGTGTTGTTTCTTCAGTATCATCTAATGTATAATTAATAGCACCACCACTTCTCCAAACAGCACCAACATCTAAATGTTGTGAAAGGTGCCATTGAGTATCTCTATGGGATGCATGTCTTTCATCTCCAAATATTACTACTTTAGAGTTTGTGGCATCCCAATAGATATATGATACTAATAAATGTTCTAATATATTAGGTGGATTTCCAATATCTTCTAATAATAAAGTTATTGGATTAAATATTATATACCTACCACCACTTGTATTATCTATCGACAATGACTTAGATGTATTTATTTCTATTTCTTCACCCCTATACCAAACAGTATATGATGATGAGACTGGATCTATAGTGATAGTTCTATTTGATGCACTAAATGATAAAACACTATCTACTCTATTAACAAATCCTGTCATATCTAATGTTATCGAACCCACTTCCTCAATGTTTATTGAAGTTCCACTTGTTCCAGAAGTTCCATCAATTCCGCTTGTCCCATCAATTCCTGAAGTCCCACTTGTCCCATCAATTCCTGAAGTTCCACTTGTCCCATCAATTCCAGAAGTTCCCGAAAGACCAATCAACATTTTTTCCCAATATGTCATATCTAAATCAGGTGAAGTCCAAGGTGCATTACCAACCAAGTCTAATTTACACAAATATTGACTACCATTATAAGTAACGGTATCGTAATAAAAATAACGCATATTTGGATCCCATTCACCTTGAAAAACCATTGAAACCCCATCTGAACCAGTAGGTCCGATTGGTCCGATAGATGAAGTACCTACACCTAAATCCAAAAGATTACCAAATCCATCATAATATGTGTTTGGTGATCCTAAAGAAACTTGAACTATTCGACCATATGTTGATGATACTGTGGCCCCGGTTAAATTAAAATTCATATTTATATATATTAAATAAACCATCATTAGTTTCAAACGAAATAAATTTCATGTTAACATTTTGTAGGCGAAAATATTTAGAGTAAATCTATACTGAATTAGCAAAAAATAAAGATGAGTATAGTGGATCCCAACATGTAATATATATAAATAAAAAAATAAAATGCCAATAAAACATTCAACATTATTAAATACCGATTTAGTATGGAGTGAAGATGAAATAATCGCGGGCAAAAAGTGGTTAAAATGGGAAGAGGTTACTATAAACTGGGAAAAAATTGATCTCACCTGGGATGAAGTTTTCATATTACTAGAAGTTGAAAATATAATTCGTGGAGGTAGTGGATATGGCATGAAAGACTATATAGACGGAAATCCCTGGAGAAAAGTAAATGAAAATATTGGTTTAGAAAAAACCAATAAATTAATAAAAGTTTATTGTAGAGTAAATGGTGTAGACTATGAAGAATCTAGATACAATATGGATGATATTAAAGTTTCGATAAACGAATTCGAAAGATTTATCAAAGAAACGGTAAGTGTAAAAGTTAATATTTAAAAATAATATATATGTTATGGAAAAAGATGTATTTAAATTTGATGATTTTATCAATGGTGATAAATTTAGTGATTTACAGAAAATGAAATCAGAGCTTATTAAAGAAGGTTTATTCTCTGATAGAGAAGGTTATAGAGAAGAGGAAGAGTATGATAATGGTATATTTACTAATCACATTCAAAAACAAGATTTTGAAGAAGACGAAGAGATAAACCAGGAATTCAATCCTTATAATTTTTCTACAAAAGAAGAAACTAATGATGAACTTGATTTTGTAGATAAAGATGAATTTAACGAAGTAGACGAAGGTGAAATTGAAGACTTTTTAAATATTGACGAGTCGAAGTCTGATACTGAAGACTATTACAAGTTATTTAAAGATAAGTCTGAAGATTTTATATGTGATATCGCAGTTGAAGGTGTAAATCAAGACGATACAGAAGTTCGACTTATTATAGAGTCAAGTGATTGGACTCTTATGTTTAAGGGTGAAGTAAAAAACGGGAAATGTATTGTACCTATTAAAAAATTGAATATATTTAATGAAGGTCAAACAGGTAATATTAAGTTAGAGGTAAATGCAGATGGTAATCTATTTACTCCATGGGAAGATAAATTTATTATTAAAACATCTAAGAAGGTTACTATTAAATTAAATGAGAATAAGAAATTTGGAAAGGACACTAAACCCAAAATGGGAGTAAAAGTAAATGTTAAAAAATAATAAAAAAGAGAGTCATTAGACTCTCTTTTTTATTAAACCTTCATTGATAATAGAATTAATAACCATTTCACTAGTTATCGATTTACTACATTCAAATTGTCTAGTAGTGCCTTTGTGTTCGGGACACCAGTTCCAATCACCTGGATCAAATTTATGTCTAGACCAACAACCATTACAAACACTACTGTTCATAACTCTTATAACACCATCTTTTGGTTCCAAATCTTCTGATGTAAACCCAGAAATTAACACAACCGGTATTCTACTAGCCCATGCCAACCAACTTAATCCACTACTTAAACCAATAAAGAATTCACAAGAATTTATATTATCTATCAACTCTTCTATTTTCTGTTCACCAAGTTGAATAACACCGGATGGGTAAAAATTACCCATATAACCATCACACTCTTTTGAGATTGAAACAACCTCATATCCATTTGATATTAAAAAGTCAACTACTTCTTGCCAACCTATTTCATTATTCCAATATTTAGCCTGTGATGTAGAATGAAATCCTATACCAACTCTCTTTTTTTTCTCAACATTAGAAACTCTTAAACGTGGTTTAACCTCAACATAATCTAAGCCAAGTATATCCGAGCACATCTGTAACAAAGACACCTGTGTAGGATCATTCCTATGTTTTTCTTTATCTATAATACCATCTTTAAAAAAGAGTCCAATTCTATAGCCTGCATAAACAGAATTGTGTACAAAACCAGGATTAACAAACTTTATATGAGGATATTGATCCTCAAATAAACTATTCCAAAAGGTGGAACATATTATATCACAATCCCATTTTTTTCTAAACTCTTCAACATAAGGAAACCATGCAATGTTATCTCCGAGAGATTTCGAATCGAAAGAAATCATTACAGTTTTACCCTTAGGATTATAAGTCTCATCAAATATCAATTCACCGGTTTCTAAATCCGTAACTTTACAAGTATATTTCTCAAAATACTTTTTATTTGTTTTACACCACATGTTAGATTTTAACTCAGATGAGTATTCTAAATCACCATTTTCTTTAAAAATATCAACTTTAAAATTTTTATCTAATTCCGAAAGTATTTCTAAATAGGCACCATCAACATAATGGTTTATTATTTTAATACCACTTTCTCTTTTATTAACCTTATTATCCAACCTTTTAATTATATTATCATACATAACTTTATTTATTTTTTTCTACTCTATGTACATTATCTATCAATGAGAATCCTTCCGACTGTTTAGTTAATACTATATTTTTAAATGATGGCATTGGTTCATTTGCTCTTTCAAATGCAAAATTTAACCACCAGTCTGGAGTATGCCATCCAATCGTATCATATCTTTCTAAGTACCAATCTCTATGTTTAGAGTGTATCATATAACAATGACCAAGTGTCATTATATTACCCAGATATATATTATCTGATACTTTTTCACCATACTCAACCTGTTTACTTGGTGCCTCAAATCTTACTATCTTATAGTCACTATTCTCTAATAATTCTATTGCCTCATCTACTCTATCTCTAAAATATTCTGGATCAACATTTAGAAGACAATCACACTCACATATTAAAGAGTAATCCTCATCAACAAATGATGCCATTATTGCAGACATATGACCCTGCCAAGCACCATAATGTCCCGATGTCAATCCCCACTCATCTGGATTAGGTTTTGTTACACCAACATACCAATCTTTCCTACCGTCTATTATTTTATTTAATGGTGGTAATTCATTAAAACGAGGATTTAAAATTCTTAAATACCTATATCCCAATGATGATAAAGAATTATATGAATCAATTTCTCTCTTTTCTCCAGGTTCACTTGAAATTTGTATAATCTTAATATCCGATCGATTATCTCTACGTCTACCCGATACCTCTATAAGTTTATTTTTATTTTTAATTTGGTCATCCACTATATAAATAACTTTACCATCATACATATTTTTATATGTATTTAACTTTTTTATAAAAGTTGGTAATTGATAACCCAGGGCTTCTTTTATTGCCAATGGGCTAAGTTCGTAATTTGATGCGAAATAGAATATATCGGCAGCCTTATAGAACCTATCGACGTCCTTTCTCTCACCATGTATAATACAATTATTCGGAATATCTTTCATCAAAGGTCCCCAATACTCTTCAAAATTAATAGCCTGATTGCCAACAAAATGGAATATAAAATTATCACCTAAGATTCTTGCCAATTCAAATAACTCACCTTGATTTTTACCTCTAGTGAAAAGACCAACATTAAGTACATGAGTTTTATTTAAATCCCATCCCATTTCAATTTTAGAAATACCTTTATCATATTGTTTTATCTCTATTGGATATTCCCAAATTTCACAAGAAACATCATCGCCAAGATGGTTTACAAAAACATCCCTACTCCATTCAGAAACGAGTATATATCTATCTGCTATATAGTTAAAGGTAGACGGATTTGTGGATGATGAGTGTGTAGTAACCACTATAAAATATTCTCTTTCATCTGAGTATATGATTTCCAACTTAGATTTATCTATAAATGTCTCTGGAACTTCATGAAAATGAATAATATTCGGATTTATTTTCTCAATTATATCAAATATATTCGACTTATCATGATTAAGTGTGTAGAATCTATCCAATAATAATTCCATTATCTTATTTCTTTGCACCACAAAGACTCCACCAGTTATATTATCCCATTCTACTAAATATATATCATACTTATTTTTGTAGATTTCTATCTGTTTTAAAACAAATTGTGGCATTCCACCGGTTGATAGATGAGGTACAATAAATAAAATTTTCTCCATATTAATTATATGAATAGACATATGTAATGTTTAGCAATTAAAAAGACACTACATCATTTTTATATATATATTCTTATGATACAAAAACAAAAATCATATGTATAAATATAAATATTATGGGAAAACTAATAAATCTTAACGAGAACGAAAGTCAAACTTTACTTGATGAAATATTCAAAAATGAAATTATTGTATTTGAGGATGTACAAGGGTCTAAAATATGGGTAAACTGGAATGGTAATGAATTTATCATTAAGCCAAAATCCATAAACAATCAAGAAATAAACCTTGTTGATTTAGCAATGCAGAATTATTATAATCCTGCAATAGATTATCTAAATTCCTTAGATATAAGAGTTAAATCACTTCTCAATAAAAAATGGTGGTTTTGTTTCGAATATTTTCCTGATAACCAACCTGCAAATATCGAATATGAAAGAATACCAACTAACAACTTGGTATTAAGCAGTATATATAAAAATGGTAAATATGATTTCATCATAGATGAGATAGATGAATATGCCAGATTATTTGGAGTGGATATGTTACCAATAATTTTTCAAGGTATCTTATCCGAAAGAATGATTGAGGCAGTTAAATATTTCTTAAACACAAGTGAGGAAGATTTGGAATATGTTTTTGGTGAGAAGAGTTTTGCATTTTTCTTTTATAAGATATTGAATCCATCTTCAGAAAATTCTTTTTTAATGTATGATGACTTCCAATCTAATATAGAGAAGTTAATAATAAGATCAAATCATAATGATGTATCATTTGAATTATTAAACCCATTATACAAAAGAGTAAGTGACTCAAATAGTACAGATTTTGTTGAGATATATACACTTATATTGATAAACTTTTTAAATTTCTGTCAAAGTATAGACTTAAAAGATATGAAAGTAAAAGGTCATAGAAAAGATGATATCTATATCTATTTAATATGTCGTCTTTTCAACTTATATGTTGGTGATTTAAAACAAGATTTATTAGATTTTGATTTCGTAGTTCCTCAATTTTTTGACAAAGAAAAGTTTAAGATAAATACAGAACTTATAGAAAATAAATTAACAAAGGAATATATTTCAGATAGTCCAAAATTGGAATATATCTTTAAGGTTATATTAGGATCATTCAATAAAAAGAGGAAAAAACCAATCGGTGTTTTTACTGAAAATACAGTTAAACTTTTTAATTTATTTGTTGATGATATTAGTAAATATATTGATAATCACTTAAATAAAATACATGAGTTAGAACTAAATAGATCAGGTTTATTGGATTTTGATGATTTCTTCTCTATTAAATATGATGTTGATGGTGAGGGTAATACATACCCTGATGTTTATGATGAATTTACCAAAGGTGGTACAAATGATAAGAAGAAAAAGGGTAAGGGTAAAGGTCCCGTAATTCCAGAAAATCAAGAAGAACCCAAATAATGAAATCTATAGATTTAAAGATGACCTCTGTTGAAGTAAAAACAGAGACAAGGCCTTTGCGTTCCAAATGGACTCGTGAAATGGCTGCGGATTTACAAAGCATACATATGGACGATGCTTCTGAAATTGAGGCAACTCTTATGAAAGAGTGGCGGAATATGACCAGAACTTCTGTTCGAAGATTGAAGGTTCGTAAAATCTACAAATTTTGAAAACATATCCAACTAAAATGGATATAAATCTTATGAATGTAAAATCAGTTTTACCACTATCTAAAATAAGTGGATATTCCAATATTAGAAAAAAGTTAGAAGATAAAAAAAATAGTCTTCAGTTCTTACCAGAATCACTGGAAGAGTTTTCAAAAACTAAAACTTTTGTCTATAAAAATAAAAAGTTAAAGGTTGCATATATAATTGATATAATACATAATCTAATATTAAAATACTATTTTAAAAAGGATAATAGATTCCATTTGATGTCGACGATTCTTAAAGAGAAGTATGGACACTTATATAACTATTATATGGACTATCTAATAGAAAATAATACCATTACAATGATTGTCAATTATAAGGCAGGCAGAAATTCAAAAGTTTATAAAATATCAGAAACTATATTAAAAGGTAAAATCAAAAGATATATAAATAGTGATAATATACTCTTAAAGAAATATAAGAATAAAGTATCACAAGTTGAAGAAGTTGGTATTAAGAATAATAGTCTAATTGATAATGATATAAAAGCGATGCTTGTCGATGATTTATTCTATACTAAAATAGAATTTGATAAGGCAATCTTCTACCTAGATAACTTACAACATAATGATACTGATATTTACAATAGAAATAGATATTCTGTTGAGTGTGTAAATGATAAACATATATTTTATCATTTCGATGGTTATGGTAGAATGCACACAAACTTTACTATATTAAAATCTTTTATTAGAAAGAATTGTCTTTTATTAGATGGTGAAGAAACACATGAAATAGATATTGCAAATAGTCAACCACTATTTCTAACTAAAATAATATCAGATAGTGATTCTAAATGGGTAAATAAAGATGAGTTTGAATTATTTAAAAATCTAACAATAAATGGTAATTACTACCAATATGTAATGAGTAATTTAAAAACCAATGATAAACCAATGGTCAAAGAAATGACGTATAAAGTTCTTTTTGGTAGAAATATACATAATAGTAAGGCGGATAAAATATTTAAAGAGTTATTTCCAACCATACATAATTTTATTAAATTATATAAGAAAGAGAAGGGTGATTATAAAGTACTTGCATATGAATTACAAAAAGCAGAATCTAATCTTATTTTTAATAAAATAATAAGAGAAGTTAAAAATACTTACCCAGAAATTAAAATAATTACAGTACACGATAGTATAATTATACCAAGAAAAATGAAAGATAAAGTAGAAATAATTTTCAAAACAAAATTATTTGAAGAATTTCAACTTTTTTAAGTTAATATATAACATATGTCGTAATTAAATATTTATATATAAACTATGCTAGGATTAGAAAAACCAAACACATCATACATTCTTATCTCTTCTGATAAACTAGATCAGATGACATCAGTTTTATATGCTAAAAATTATCAAATACTGACATTAAAGGGATATTTTGAGGGTAAGTTCGAAGATTCTATAATGGCGTTTAGTAAAGGTGATAACGAAGATTTAAGAAATGATACACTTTTCATATTAAATCAGTTTCATGAGAATAATGCAATTATAAAATATTTAGGAGAGTCTGATACAAAGAAGATTTTCAAAAATGGATCTGAAAATCCGATGGAAATACTAATGTATAATACCAATGAATCAAATAAATCATACTTGTACAATGGTATATCATTTTCATTTATAGAAAAAACTAGATACTGGAAACCTAGAAATCAAGATGATCTTAAAATAGGAATGATTGTGGAATATCAGAACAATAATAAATGGTACGAAAGAATCGTTAGGAATCCTAAAGAGGAATGGGATAAACTATATAAGTTACTTACTAAATATGATAAAGTAAGAATTGCCACAGAAAAACTTCAATATACATAAAAAGCACTCAACGAGTGCTTTTCTTATTTTACAT